TCCGCCTGCTGCCGCTCCGCCTGCTGCCGCTCCGCCTGCTGCCGCTCCGCCTGCTGCCGCTCCGCCTGCTGCCGCTCCACCTGCTGCCGCTCCACCTGCTGCCGCTCCACCTGCTGCGGACGGAGCAGCTGCTCCGCCTATACCAATTTTATTCAGTAGTGTTGTACCTCCACCAATTTGTCCTTGTTTGCCAGCTAACTGTCCAAACACACTGGTTAATTGTTGTGTGACACTAGATAATCCAGATAATCCTTTAGTAACTGCTGGGACACCTTTGTTAATTACATGATCAGCCGATTGAGTTATGTCCCGTTGATCCATAGTCGTATCAACCATGGCGCCAGTAGCTTCGTCGGTAGCTTTTATTTGTTTTTGCTGTTGCTCAGCGGCATCTTTATTAGCTACGGCATAATCTTTTACCGAAGCTGCCGCTAATTTTCCTGCTTCTTGTATTGGAGTGTATGTGGTATTGAATGCTCCAAATTGACCTAATCTTGCTTGATCTTTGACTAACACTTTAGCATCATTAACTAATAAATTTTGTGCTTTACCTACATCGGTGCCGCCTTTATCTATGTAGTCGGCAGTTTGAGCAAAACTTCTTTGGAATTGTTGATAACCTTTTGTATTGACAGCTCCAGCTATGTATAGCTGAGCTTGTTTAGCTGCTTCGGGCCCGCCTTTGGCCATGGCAAATTCAACTAACTGTCTATTTCTTGATAGTTCAGCTTTTGCTTGTTCGTCACCTGCTGCCGCCGCTTGCTGTAATTGAAATGTTTTAGCCGCAAATTGTTCCTGAGCTAGAGCGCCTTCATAAATTTTATTTTGTTGATCAGCTGTAAGGCCTGTTACTTTAGTTACTTTATCTTGTTCTAAAATATATTCAGCGGCACTGGCTGCAATTTGTTTGTCATTTTGTTGTAATGTTGACCCACTTAATTGCTGTATTTTTACATAGTTTGCTATACCACTGTTGATATCATTAACAGTCATACCCATACGCATGAACTGTGTTTCTAATTGAGAATTTTTAATGTTTTTTGATACTTTAGCAAACTCTGCTGCTCCTTGAGCAGTGGTGCCACCCATGGTCGCAAGTACTGCAGAATTTTCTTTCATTAATTGACCGTATTGGCCAATTTCTTTCATTGTATATCCAGCGTCTTGTAAATTTTTAAACGCATCTTGCATTCCGGTAGCAATACCAGAACGACTTATGTCTTGATAACTTTTAAATAATGCATCTGCTTGTTCAGCAACAGCATTTTCATAAGTGGCTGCTGCTTCTGCTACCTTACCTAGAGCATTACCAACAATAGGAATTTTCTTTGCCCAACTACTAAAAGTTTTAGCACCAGCATTAATAGCATTGTTGTAAACTGCGGCCCCAGATTCGCCATTGACCATGGACATACCAAGGGATTTCAAACTGCCCATCAAAGCTTCTTTGCTGGCTTTTAAATTTTTAGTATAATCTTTGATGCCCGTAGAAGCATCTTTCATTTTTTGAGCAAGTTCTTCAGAAATTGGAATACCTTGGGCTAAGTGCTCAGTATAAGTGTCGACAATGTCTTGAATATCTTTTGGGTCGAGTTGATCTGCCATAATTAATATTTATACAAGGAAAAATACATGATTTCGAACAACCCGTTAAGCCAATATTTTAGACAACCGGCAATTTATATTAAATTGCCTAGCCAAGGTAATTATTACCCACCTGGCGCATTGGAAATGCCCCAAAATGGGGAATTGCCGGTTTTACCCATGACTGCCATCGATGAAATCACTTATCGCACACCAGATGCATTGTTCAGTGGACAAGCTGTTATCAATGTTATTCAAAGTTGTGTACCAAACATCAAAGATGCGTGGGCTATCCCTTCTATCGATATTGATACTATTTTAGTAGCTATTCGCATTGCCAGTTACGGACACGACATGGAGTTTGCTACCCAATGTCCAAAATGTAATACCACCGATGATTATGCTGTTGATTTGCGTTCAGTTATTGATAAAATTAAATCTCCTGATTACAGCGAAGCTATTAAACAAGGTGATATTGAAATTTATTTTAAACCAATGACTTATAAAAATTTGTCAGATAATAATAAAATACAATTTGATGAACAACGAATTTTTCAGTCTATACCAACTGACGGTAATGTAGACACACAGCAAATTGCTGCTATGTCACAAGCCCTTAAAAAGATGACTGAAATGACAGTTATGGCGTTGTCGCAAAGTATACTTACAATTAAGACTCCACAAGCTATGGTAAGTGAACCTGAGTATATTTCTGAATTTATGAAAAACTGCGACCGTGGACTGTTTAATCGTATTCAAGAATATGTAATTGGGCACAAAACTCAAGCAGAAATGCAGCCTGTTAATATCAAATGTGGGCAATGTGAAAATGAATATAAACAAAATATTACATTGGATATGACAAGTTTTTTCGGGCCCGCCTCCTAACCTTGGACTCTGACGGTGTCGCCAAATATGTTGACGGCATGGATGAAGAAATAAACGAGATTAGAGCAGAGGCGTTACGAATGTCTTGGTATATGCGTGGTGGATTACTCTACGACCAAGCATTACATTTAAGTATTTCAGAACGAAGACTTATTGGACAAATTATTAAAGACAATATGGAAACAACTAAGAAGTCGGGCATGCCGTTCTTCTAACATTGAAAGATTAGCGTAGCTAATCTAAGACTCGCTTAACAGCTCGTCTTATTTTTGTTTTTGAATACTTCATCTAGATTAATCGGTCACAATTCACCGTATAAACGGCAAACATGATTGTTACAAACTTCATCTGAGTTGCACAGTCATTTATTATAAAGAGATTGTCTTACGACGCAGAGGCGGTTGACCGGTACCCCTTACTCTAGCTTCACATATCAACGGAACCCTAGTGACCCAATAATAAATCCAAGTCCTATAAGCATGGGTCGTATCTGTTTCACGTTGCCCAAACCATTTGATGCCTTAAGTTAGCATTTGCCTTTGACACACAAGCTCATCCAGACCGGGTATCTCACCGTTCCTCCTTGCGAGTCGAGCTACCTCGACCAAACATTGTCTTAATGATGCCTTACAATGATGATTAAATTTTGTTGATTATATGACTACCATGTACACGAACTTGTATATGTCCGTTATAATAGTCTTTAGTTTCTAGTACTTTTCTATTAAATTGCTCACGAGCTTCAATATAACTACATTCAGCCTTGGACCTACAGTAGTATAATATTTCTCTTGTAAAATTTTCGCTGCCTAGTTGTTTGATGTCTTTGTTTAACTCTATATTGCTGCCATAATATTGTTGCCAGTCTGAATCTATTTTACTTTTGATTTTCTTGCGTTTCTTTTTACCGTTTTTAAGTTTTACTACTTTATATGTTGTTTTACTAAATTTTGCTAATTTTTTTCCTACATATTTCCGGCCAGAAAGTGTATTTGTAATTAAGTAAACGAACCCAATACAGTCTTCTGGTAATACTTCGATAGTTTGATTTTCATAAAGCCAAGACATGGACTAATAGTTATCGCTGATATTGTGGTACTTAAAAATTTCATCATGCTGTTTCAATATCTGTGTTATAACTAGTAAATCCGCCTTCTTTAACTACTTTAAGAATGTTTTCTACTCGCCCTGCTAACTCGTCTCTGTGACTTACTAACCAAATACTTTTGTGTCGTTCCCGCGACATTTGTTTCAATAAGGCTAGTGCCGACTCCACACCTTGTGTATCTAATCCGTTATCGATCATTTCATCGATAAACAATACATTAATTGGTGTGTAAAGTGACTCAAATACATCACGGAACGCCCATGCCATACTTAATATAAGTCTGTTGCGTTCGCCACGACTTAAATTATCAAAGTCTAGCTCACGGCCTAGTTCTTCGATACTAACAGTTAAGTCATTTTGGAATACAACAGTATGTGGCAAACCAATACGATCTAAATAGTGTGTTAATCGAGCATTTAAGTAGGATAAGTTTTGTTCAATAATCTTTTTACGAATAAAACTATCTTTACTTGTTAATAGTTTAAGCAAAAAGTCTTGATGTTCCTGTAATTTTGTTAAATCGTTTAGCGCATCGTAAGATACTTCTTCTAATGCTTGATTAGTCATTTCATCAATTTGGTCATCATAAGGATCAACTTCTGCTTTTTTACCAGTTATTTGTGTTACTAATCCTTCAATAGTACTGCGATGTTGTATTGCTTGCTCTTCGGTGTCATAGAACATCTTGGGAGGCTTGCCTAACACGCCCAAGGCTTCATGGGCAGCCTCCAATTCTGATAAGAGCTGTGTATGTTCGTCGAAATTCTGTCGAGCTGTTGCCAAATCTTTCTGTTTGCTCGCCAAAACTGATTCGTGCTTACCGTCGTGGAAGGCCTGCCCGCATGTGTGACATTCATGCTTTTCAAGAGTCTCAATTTCTTTAGATACCTTGGAAATCGTTTTGTCTTCCCGTGTAACATCCATTTTCGTGCGACTGATCTGACTAGATAAATCGTTGATATCCTTCCTTTTTTGATCCCAGGCTTTGTGGTCCTTGTGTGCCTGTATCTCTTGTTCAATATTAATTTTCTGGAGCGACGATAGTGCTTTCTCAAGTTCTTTGATATCTTCTTCATGTTTGGTTACCCATAATCCTTGTCTGCGCTTTAAAGATTCAATTTGTTCCTGTATGCGCTTGTTAGCATCCTGTACAGCACGGATTCTAAACTCTTCCTTAGTGATATCTTCTTTGGTAGTGCGATTTAATTCTTTAATTTTTTCAGCCCGCTCAGATAGCATGGTAATACCAAGTAGCTGTTCGATAATAGTACGCTGATCATTAGATTTTAATGATAAAAACGGTTCGGTATAAGTGTTCAACGCCATGATATGCTTGAACATATCGTGACTCATACCTAAAATATTTTCAATAGCATCTTGTGTTTCGCGACTATCGCCTTGGGCATTGTCGTCTGCTTCGGTTTCTTTATTATTAATATAAAATTTTAAGAAGTTAGGTTTACGCCCTCGTTCAATTTTATAGTCTTGATTGCCAACAGTAAACTCTAACGATACTAACATATTTTTACCGTTAGTTTTATTAACTAAGTTATCTTTGCGGATATTGCTTAATGCTGTGCCATACATAGCATAGCTTAACGCATTGATAATAGTGGTCTTACCAGTACCATTTCTGCTACCATCTCCACCTAAATCCATATTTTCGCCTAGAACTAAGGTTAAGTCTTGTCGATCAAAGTTAATTCCTTGTGTAGCATTACCCACACTCATGAAATTTTTAACACTTAAATTTTTTATTTGTATCATAGATTTTGATAAATTTTTAGTAATAACTTGTTGTCATAAAACTCTGATGCTATATTAGTCAGCTGATCGGTTACAATTTGATCCACAGATTCAAACTTAACATCTCCTGGAGCTAAATCAGTGTTAATATCAGTCTTCTTACTAGGTATTAACGCCATCTCACGCAAATTATAATCTTTAATAAATGTTTCTTTAATAAAGTTAGCTTCTTCGTAACTAATATCAATGTCTAATTCAACACGAACATGCATATTAGGTACAAATATATTAGCACCGTTGTCGATGGCGTCGCTTAACTTCATAACACGGTACAACGGCTGGCCAGGCCAAGCAAAGTACTGGTCTTCTTTGCCCCATTCTTTAATCATCATGCCACGATCACTATCGCCAGCATCGGCAAAATTGTGCGGGAAACAATTTCCAATATATGTAATATTTTTCTTTTGTTGACGCAAATGAAAATGCCCAGAATATACACTTTCAACTCCACCAAAACTGTCTATACTAATTTCTCCGTGATCGGGCATTTCCACCATGGCATTCATTTTAAAATGTGGCAATTCAAAATGCCCAAACATATATTTGGCTGACATTTTTTGTAATTTTTTATGATCGTCGCCTACTAGCCAAGGAGCAATAACAACATCTCCTTCTTTGAACCAATCGTTAACAATAATAATGTTTGGGATATGTTTGGCCCACTCAGCACCGTGGATATCCCGTTTATCACGATAGTATAAATCGTGATTACCTGGGATAAAATAAAACTTATCAAATGCTTTTGATAGTTTTTCTAATGCTTGAACACTAAATTGTAATGTTTGTAAATTGATACTAGCACGATGATTGTGCCAATCGCCTAAGAACATACCGGTTTCGCAACCTTCTTCTTTAGCTTTGGCAATAAACCAATCAATAAATGCTGCGCAATCACGATTATGTACTAGACTATTGGACTTTAATCCCCAGTGGAGGTCAGTACAAACTGCTACTTTACGGAATAGATTTGTCATATCCTTGATTATACACTTCTAGATTGTAGATTACAACTAAACTGGTTATTCTTCAGTATTGTACTCAGAAACGTCAATATTGGTAACAACTGAATTAAGATTTGGATCTTTTTTACCAGCGGCTTGTCTAGTCCAACTTGGGTTAAGCCCGTTCATTTCTAACATATCGTCACGGATGTTTTGATTTTTCTTTTCAGAATTTAGTACATGAGTAAACGAGTTAGTGATAGCGGCAGTATAGTAAGCAAATGGATTCTGTGATTTACTTTCATCAAACCGTAACCCAATTTGACTTAATTGTACAAGTGCCGCTCCACGCATTTCTTCGTTATAAGTATAACCGCGCCAGTTACTACGGGTAGCATATCTATCGCATAATTTAATAAACATATTAGCAAGAGTGCGTGTCATATTACCGTGATCCTTGCTGAACTCGCCTTTTTTCAAATCGCCCATCCAATGACTTTTACCCACGAGAAACGGTTGTTTTTTATCATCTAATCGATAATGATAAAATGGCGGGAATGGAAGTCTAACATATTTTGCTGTGGCAGAATCTGCATCTTCTGGGATAGGAAGATCTAATACTGGATCTTCTTCTATTAAATTAAGCTCAAAAATATCGTCTAATTTTTTCTTTTTTGTAGTAGCAGATTTTGGTATTTTTTTAGGAGCCATGGGTATATGTTCCCAACAAGTAATTCTAAACACTAAATCTGTATTAGGAATCTTCTTAGGATCAGTAACTACACCTGTTTCTTTTTTAATACGATCTGCGCGATTTCGTCTAGCTTCTGCTACTGTGCGCTGATTAATCTTCTCTACCGTGGGCAAAATAATGTCATATTGATGATCGTTTACGGGATCTAGGTATGTACAATATGTATTTTTGCTTAGGTGTATTTGCTTTAGGATATCTCTATTATTGAGATAAATGACTTTTCTTTGTGATACTACGGGTGCTGTGGCCACTAAATGATCTCCTGAGTGATTATTTATTATAACATAAGTCAACCTATTGTCAACCTATTTAACATAATATGGGCACATTATCTAAACCATAAATATTGTACAGGATAATAATAATGCCGTTCATACCAGACCCTAATAACCCCACCGGCCCATCAATAGAAGTCACTCAGGCTGAATACAATGTCTGGGTTGATAATTTTTTAGCCAAAAAGACTCCAGTTAGTCCCACTGTAGACCCAGAAGCTAGTTTAGCTCAAGGCGAAACAATAGTACCTGAAAGTGAAATTAATAGAGCTCCCCAAGCTCCTGATCATGATGATAGCGAACCTGGGTTTACTACTGATAGTTTGGGTAATACATTTAAAGACGGGGTATTGTATAGAGCAGCTGAAGTAGATGAAGGCGAAGGTACATCTTCTGGTAGTCCGTTAGCATCAACCATTCAACGCGGTATTGATAATGCTAGAGCACAACCAGTGCGAGCAGTACAATTAGGGCAAGAATCGGGTAGCGGTGACTGGCGAGTTAAATTAAGTCTAGCACAAGGAGCAACTTATTTGTATAATGCTCCACAACCAGGAATATTGCAACCATTAAAAGTTACTAATGGCATTATATTCCCCTACACTCCTAAAATTGATATTAGTTATAAAGCAAACTATTCAACTTATGATTTAACACACGCTAATTTTAGAGGTTATTTTTATCAAAATAGTCAAGTAGGCGATATTGGCATTACAGCACATTTTACTGCACAAGATACACAACAAGCAAATTATTTGCTAGCGGTAATTCATTTTTTCCGTAGTGCTACAAAAATGTTTTACGGTCAAGATGCTCAACGAGGTAGTCCTCCGCCATTAGTATTTTTATCAGGACTGGGGCAATATCAATTTAATCGCCATCCTTGTTTAATTGCTGATTTTAGTTATAACCTTCCTGAAGATGTAGACTATATTCGAGCTCAAGTTGCTAATCAAGTTGGTCTTAATTTAACATCGCAGAACAATGTACAGCAAAGTGTATCGACTAATAATATTTTTTCTAGTATACAAAGACTAGCAAACGCATTTACTACTAAAGGTGCTATACCTAATACTCCGTTTGGTTCAACAAATGTGCCAAATTTAGCACAAGGCTCTCCGACTTATGTACCAACTAAAATGGACATGACCATTAGATTGTTACCAGTAAATACTCGCCAACAAGTAAGTCAGCAATTTAGCCTCAGAGAATTTGCTAATGGAAATCAACTTAAAGGAGGGTTCTGGTAATGTCAGCCTCTTATAATCAAACTAGTCCATACTATACGACTCAGTATAGCCAGTATTTTTTGGATGTAATGGTTAATCGTCCTATTCCAAAATTAGTTGACGATCAATATTTTACAATAAATGCGACATATCAATACAGACCAGATTTGTTAGCACACGACTTATATGATAATAGTAATCTATGGTGGGTATTTTACCAGCGCAATCCAAATACATTAACAGCACCTCCCTTAGATTTTAAAGCAGGCACTCAAATTTATTTGCCAAAAATTACTACACTTAAATCTGCGTTAGGTTTATAAAATGGCTAATTATAATCTTGGTCGTTATGTAGGACCAGACACCGTTACCGGACAGTATAGATATTTTAATGAAGCTACCGGCGATTTTATTTTATCAGACACTTCACCAAGCCCAAATCAATTAAATGCATGGCAAGCTGAAAATCCAAAGGTTGGAACCACAGAACAAACGCAATCAACGCCTTCTCAATTATTTGCCCCAAATCAGACCATAGGCACAAGTCTAGGGTTTGATGTCAATAATCCTAATAATGGATTTAATGCCAATATTGTTGCTGGGATAACAGGAACCGGTAGATCCACTGTTCAAAATTTAACAGCAGCAACACAACCTGGAGCGGCAGCTCCTAACGATGATAACTTTGGCTTATCCAACACCACCTCGGGAACTACTGCATTATTAAATGCTGGAACAAATCCTGGAAGTTTAATTACGCCACAACCAAACATATTAGATCAATATGCTAGTTATACATATAACTTAGGCTGGTATTTGTTAAAGCCAACACAATTTGAAGAAATTACAAATGTGTCTAAACTTGATATTAGTCAATGGTCGTTATTAGTTCAAAGTGGTGGCGCGGCTGCACAACAAGCCGGAGTATCACCGCAAGGTAATTTAACCAATCAACAATCTTCGGCCGTTTCTGGTCGTAACAAATATTTTACATTGGATTACTACATAGATGATTTTGAAGTTACTTCAGTATTGGGCGGGGGAGGCCCATCTACACTTACTGAAATTTCATTTAAGGTAACAGAACCAAATGGACTAACGCTTCTGCCAAATCTTACTAATGCTGTGCGTGATTTGTACCAAGAAACCACAGCGGCTAATAATCTAGCATTTTATGTTATGGTAGTTAAATTTTATGGATGGGATATTAACGGACATTTAATTACAGATCCAACAAAAAATACAGGCACACCGGGCGCGACACCTGGTATAACTAACGCGGCAATAACAAGATATTACCCATTTGGAATATCAGAATTTCATTTTAAAATGGCAAATAGAGCAATCGAATATCAAATTAAAGGTATGCCGCAACATTTTCAATACGGTCAATCTTCAGGAACTGCTAGTATTCCGTATAATATAGAACTTACTGGCGAAACAGTTAGTGATGTATTAGCTGGTACTGGTGTGTCTGCAGTTCCTGATGTCGATACCGGCAGAGAATCAACTAATCAACCGTCGATAAAATCTCAAGTTAGTCCTACAGCCCTCATGGCAACTGGAGCTGATATTAATTTAACTACCGAAGAAGGAATGGCGTTTAATTTATTAAGCGGATAAAAATAAATGGGAACAATATTAGATGCGTTTGGAAATTATGCTGGTGAAGATGGTCTTGGTCCTGGTGTACGGTCTGCTGGCAGCCTAGATGCTAATAAATCAGCCGCCCCGGAAAAAGCTACTGCCGCGCCTACTGGAAACAACAAATTTACATATACTGGTTTATGTGACGCATTAAATGCCTATGAAAAAAGTTTAGTTAAAGCAGGTACAGTGGAGTATGCTAATGAATATGTAATAGAATTTGCCCCGGCAAGTCTTGCCAGTTCTGGAATTGTGTTGCCCGGCACTAGTGATAAAAAATTAGCACCAAGCCAACAAACTGATACAGCTAAAGGTAAAGTACTTCCAGAAACTAATACTTTTAATACCAAAGGTAAAAATATAGCAGTATCCCAAGGTACACAAATTATACAATTCATTGAATTAACTATGCGTAATAGTCGTTACATTACGGATCAATTAAATGTAACACAAGACCAAGTTACTGGTAATTCGATACCAAGTACTTCTACTACAACTAATAAAACAACTACTTGGTTTAAAATAACAGTTAATGCGGTACCTAATAGTCCTAAGATAGATAAAAAACGAAACGATTATGCTTATAAAATTACATATACAATATCAACTTATGCGTTAAACGACGCACAAAGTCAATATTTTCCCGAAGCACAATTCCGCGGGGTACAAAAAGTTTATAACTATTGGTTTACAGGACAAAATACTCAAGTATTAGGTTACGAGCAAAACTATAATAATCAATATATAAATGTATTAAGTAATAAAACTCGAACCCAAGGAAAACAAACTGTTGGTAATCAATTAGCAAACTCTGTGGGATATGGGATAGGATTGCCAAAAAATGTACCATCTCCTAGATCAGCACAAAGTGATCAGCAGGCAGAAAATGGAGCAAACAATCCAGCTAGTACACTAGCTGATTATTTGTATAGTTTTGATGACCAAAGTGAAATAACCTTACAAATTATTGGAGATCCAGCTTGGTTAGTGCAAGGCGAACCCAAAGGTATTACCGCTAAGGCTTTTGAATTTGGCGGATTTTATGCAGACGGTACTGTAAACCCCGAAGTTCAACAAGTAGTATTTGCTGTCAATTGGAATGCTCCTAGTGACTATAGTAACGGAACGAGTGGCCCTTACAGTGGAACAGGGTTAATGGAAGTAAATGCTTCGAGTACACAAGGTAACAATAATAATTTAGCAAATTCTCCTACACAGGCTAGTGCGGCATATACAGCGACTCAAGTAAAAAGTACATTCTCTAAAGGCAAGTTCACGCAAGAATTAAAAGGTAATGCTTTAAAGAATTTAAATCCAACACAGCTAGCTAGTGTAACTGGTAGGCCATCTGGATCTAGTAATACTAAACAACCAGCAGAAAATCAACCGCAAGGAGGTGTACGATTACCTGATTTAGCCACTGATAATAACGGTAGTAGTATTAGTTTAGCAGATCAACTTAATCCAAATTTATGGAACAGCGAGCCTAATAATACTCCAGTGGCAGCCCCTAACTCTGCTACATCAGTTGGAACACCGCCAATACAACCAGCAACTCCTGCTGAAGCGCCAACAAGTAACGGCGGCCTTGATTATTTTGCTGGATTAGCTGGTACAAGCGGATTTACTCCGCCACAAAATGCGGCAGCGGCAGTGAAAGTATTTGGAGACACTGGATCGACAATAGCTATTGCAAGTGCCACATCACAAGCATTAAGAAACGGACAAACAGTTGTTTTTACTGAGAGTGGAACACGGATAACTACAGAAACACAATCGATGGCAGCTAAGGACGCATAATGGCACTTAACGTACAAAGAACAACAGGAAGATCAGCTCCGTATAAATTTGACCGCGGAGGCACTCCTACGGATTTTGGTCCCTTCATTGGTGAAATAGTAAACAACGTTGACCCAACTCGTAGTGGTCGTGTACAAGTTTATATTGAACAGTTTGGTGGTGGGGATAAAACAAATAAAACATTGTGGCGCACAGTTAGTTACATACCACCTTTTGGTGGAGCGACACCAAAAACAAGTACATCGGCTGGCGTAGGTACTTACGGATCCACTAATAATCAACAAAGTTATGGCATGAGTTTTAGTCCACCTGACATCGGAGTCCAAGTATTGTGCTTCTTTGTCGCAGGTGATCCCAATCAAGGTTTTTATGTAGGTGTTGTGCCACCGCAAGGTGTAAATCATATGGTACCGGCCATTGGGGCGGCTCCTGAAGCAGCTACACAAAACGAAAATCAATCAACATACTTTGGAAAAAGCCCTAAACTTCCTGTGACTGAGATTAATAATGCAGAACAGAACACAGCCATCAACGAAAATCCACAATTTTTTAATCAGAAAAAACCAGTTCATAGTTATGTAGCTGGCGTATTGTTTCAAGCAGGCACAGTTGATGACCCAATTCGCGGATCAATAAGCTCATCTAGTCAACGGGAAAGTCCTAGTAATACTTTTGGTTTTAGTACACCTGGTCGCCCGGTATATCAAGGCGGGTTAAAAGACTCGACTATTCAACAACAAGTAGCATCTGGATCGGTTCCGCCGGAAGCAGTTAATGTTGTTGGCAGAAAAGGCGGCCATTCTTTTGTAATGGACGATGGAGATATTGGTGGAAAAAATTCGTTAGTACGAATTCGATCAGCTAAAGGTCATCAGATCACAATGTCAGATGATGGAAACTGTTTTTATATTGCTCATGCTAATGGACAGGTATGGCTGGAGTTTGGTCAAGAAGGTACATTGGATGTTTATACAACAAATTCTATTAATTTAAGAACACAAGGTACTATAAATTTACATGCAGACAAAGATTTTAATATTTTTGCTGGTGAAAATATTAACATAAAAAGTAAAAAAGGAATTACATTTGAAGCCGAAGAAACATTTACTTGTTCAAGCAAAGCTGCGCTAACATTGTTTAGTCAAGCAAAAATTAATGTTAAAAGTAATGGCCAATTAGTTTTAGATAGTGTTGGTGGATCATGGAATTCAGCTGGTCAATTGACACTACAAGGGTCTACTATAGAGTTAAATCCTGGATCTGCTCCTACTGCTGAAGTCCCCACGCCACTAACTGAATATACTATGCCGGATAGCACATTTAAAGCTAGCAGTGGCTGGAATGTAGGCTCAAGCAAATTAAAAAGTATTGTTACTCGAGCTCCTACGCACGAACCTTGGCCGTATCATAACCGAGGAGTAAAAAATGATGTTAATTTAGCAGACGGCCCAAATACAATTCCGCCTGGAGCACCTAGTATTCCAGCTGGTACTACTATTACTAAAACAAATTAACATGGCAATATTTAAATATACACTTCCGTCAGGCTCGCAATATCAAGTAAATGCGGCCACAGGTACAACACAACTACAAGCAGATAAAATCTTTTATGAACAAGTGGCTGCTGGTACCTTTGTTGGATATAAAAAAGGCGACAGACTTACACATCCACAAGATGTACTTAACGAATTTGGAATATCTCGATTAAAAAGGGGCACAGCCGGAGTAGATGATAAAACATTGCTGGCAGTTATTTCAGGGCTGCCGATTGTAGCAACATTACCGTCTACTCTAGCACAAGTTCCTGTTAAAAATCCAATCGACCAAACTGATTATATTCAGGTAACTAGTAGTCCTACTGGTCGAGTAGGGTTAGGACCATCGGGTATTGGGTCATTATCTCCTACCCAAGTTCAAGCATTATTAGCAACAACTGCCAATCAAAATCCAAATGCTAGTGCCGATACTTTATCGCAAGATGGTATTGGTGTATATGCTTTAAATGCACAACAACTTGAACAAGCTGGTGTGTGGAAGCCAGGGTATGCTCAAAGATATTGTCGAATAGATCCAAATACAGGAACTAATCCTGATAATTTTGTTGAAGTTATGAAATCGCCAGCCCCGTGGACTGGCTTACACGGAATAACTAGTGTTAATGACATACTAGGAAATCGAGATTTGCAAAATACTATCCAGGACAAATTATTTCAACAAAGTTACAGCCAATTGGTATCTAACGGAACTATTGTTCCGCCAGCATCGGCTACTCCGGCCGCTACAGTCAACGACGGCCAAGTATACGATACTGCTGGCACATTAGCAACAACATCGGCATTGGCATTATTATCTGTTGGCCTAAACGGCGGTATAAATGGATTCTTATCTGGATCATCAACTACGGCGTTATATAACGATGTGGTAGGTACATTAGGAAGTGTAGGTAGTTCAATTAGCAACGCTTTTTCAAGTCTAAGTAGTTTAAATCTTGGTGATATACCAGCAGATATTCAACGTCTTGGCGCAGATGCTATTGCGTCATATAGTTCAGCATTATCAAGTTTATCAACTGGCGCAGTTGGTTTTGATACCGGCACACTAAACAACTTGACAGCATCTGCTGGGTCGGCGGTGTCACAAATTTCTGGTCTAGCAGCAGGGCTAACAGGTGGAAATGTATCTGGAACAATCGCTTCAATATCGTCTACACTCAGTGGTGACATAGGAGCACTAATTACAAATGGTAGTAAGTACGGAACAGAACTAGCTACAGCATGGGCTGGTAGTGCAACTTCTGCGTTAACAAGTATTGGCTCTAATTTAGGATCGCTAGCATCGGGTATTACTGATTCAGCCCAAACTGCTTTCAATTCAGCACAAACAAGTTTAACTAGTGCACTGGATTCATTAGGTAAGGCATCACAATTTAGTGTTAATTTTAGTGATTTTTCTTTAAGTAGTTTAGTTGCTGGCGTTCAGTCAGCTCCTGCGTTTACAAATACAGTAGATCGAGCGGTCCTTGATGCTGCTGTAAACCGAGTGATAGGATCTCCATTAATTTCGCCACCAGTGTATGAATTCCCTTCGCCAGCTTCGTTAGGTGTTACAGCAGATATTGATCAAGCTAAGAGTTTATTGGCTCAAGCTCAAGCGACCGGACAAGGCATTGTGTCTAATGTTTTAAATCAATCTAACAATATATTAGCTCAAGCTCAAGCGGCTGGGCAAAATATCCTGTCTAAAGCTGTTAATATTAGGTAGAATAAATATAATATATGGCAACCTTCATCGGATTTAATACAATCAATCAAAATAAAACATTTACACTTGTTGATTATGAATTGATAAAACAAGATTTACTAAACGCCTTTAACATTAGGCAGGGCGAAGTAGTCGGCCGCCCAGGATACGGCACTATTTTATGGGCTTATTTGTTTGAAAATCAAACCCCAGAACTCCAAACGGCTGTATATCAAGAAGTCCAACGAGTTATTGGCGCAGATCCTAGGCTATATCTTAATAATGTCAATATGTACCCCCAACAAAACGGCATATTATTAGAATTAGAATTGCAAACAGTAGCAACCACGTCAGCTCAAATTCTATCTATATTTTTTAATGAGCAACAACGTTCTGCAAGTTACGTTTAACTTAAACTACCCAGTTTAATTTTTGTATAAATACTTGTAACATTGGAACGACCATGGCGAAAACAACAAGACAAACCGTACTATTTGGAGTTGAAGATTGGAAAAGAATCTATCAAACCTATAGCGAAGGTGATTTTCAAAGTTACGACTTTGAAACTTTACGCAAGACTTTTATAGATTATTTGCGCCAGTATTACCCAGAAACATTTAACGATTATATTGAATCGTCGGAATTTATTGCCTTATTAGATGTCATGGCTTTTATGGGTCAAGCATTAGCATTCCGCACAGATTTAAACACTCGCGAAAACTATATTGATACAGCAGAACGTCGTGATAGTGTTATTAAACTTGCTAATTTAGTAAGTTATACACCACAAAGAAATACAGAAGCTAACGGCTATCTTAAAGTATTTTCAGTCCAAACTACAGAAAATGTTACTGATTATAACGGGGTAGACCTTGCTAACATTACAATTAATTGGGCCGATCCTAGTAATTTTGATTGGCAAGAACAATTTACAGCTATCATTAATGCGTCATTGGTTGACACACAATATGTAGGTTCTCCTGGTAATAATCAAAACATTCTTGGCGTAGACACACAAGAATATACAATTAACTTAGTTCCTGGTTATATTCCAGTAATTCCATATACTGCTACTATCAACGGTGTTAACATGCCATTTGAAGCAGTAAATGCGACTTCATTGGGAGAAACTTATATCTATGAACCACCGCCATTGCCTAATGGACAATTTAATGTCCTATTCCGTAATGATCAATTAGGTTATTCAAGTGCTAACACTGGTTATTTCTTTTATTTTAAACAAGGTGTATTACAAAATCAAGATTTTAATTTAGCAGAAAGTATTTCTAATCGTACAGTCGATATTAATATTGAAGGTGTCAACAATACTGATGTATGGTTATATCAACTTGATAACGTTGGCAATGTTAAACAAATTTGGACGTTGGTCCAGTCAGTGTTTGCTGCGGCTGTTGAACAAATGACACCAAATTTAAGAACAGTTTACTCTGTAACAAGTCGCACTAATGATCAAATTACATTAGTATTTGGTGATAATGTATTTTCAGCGATCCCAGTAGGTCAATTTAGAAATTATGTTCGCGCATCTAATGGATTACAATATATTATTAATCCAGAAAATATGCAATCTGTTTCAATACCTATTTCTTATGTTAGTCGTGCTGGCACCATTGAAACTATTACATTTAATTGTGGTATTACCGCGCCTGTAACTAATGCCGCCCCTCGCGAAACTATTGAACAGATTAAACAACGAGCACCGGCTCGTTACTATACACAGAATCGTATGGTCAACGGCGAAGATTATACAAATTTTCCGTTTACAACTTATAATTCCATTGTTAAAAGTTCAGCACTTAATCGTAGTTCCATTGGAACCAGCCGATATTTAGATCTAGTTGATCCAACAGGTAAGTACTCCTCGACAAATGTGTTTGGTAGTGATGGGGCATTGTGGTATGTTAATAACACACCAGCATTTACTTTTACGTATCAAACAACCAATGATATTAACAACGTTATTACGAACGATATCACTCCACTGTTAATTCAAGCTACATTAAGACAATTTTATTACGCATATTTCCCGCGTCCAAGTTTACTGACATTAAATTATATTTGGCAAGAGAGTACTACAGTTGTAAATGAAACTACTGGATATTTTGAAAACAGTAGTGGGACACCAGTACCAGTTGGACCAACAGTAAGTAACAACGCAAAGTTTATCACAGAAACTTCTTTGGTTAAATTTATACCTCCAACAGGATATTATTTCAGTGCTACTAATGAATTAAAACCAGGCATACCAACAGCTGACAACGATCATTTAGTAATATGGGCTTCACCAACAGCAATTTACGGCAACGGTACTAACGGTGGCCTTGGTAATTTAACTAATGGTACAGGACCAGTAGTGTTAAACACTTATGTTCCAACTGGCGCTATAGCAGTTCAAGTTATCCCATTGTTTGCGTCGTCGTTTTCTACTGCGTTAAAAGAATCAATTGTTAATCAAATATATTTGAAAGCAAATTTTGGATTAGGATATGATAGCACCGGCACAATTACAGGAACTCCATATACATGGTATTTAATTACGGCCGCAAATCTTGATACTGGCGCAGTTTGGAGCCAGACTTATGCGGGCAATACTTCTGGTAGTATGCTTGATGCTAGCTGGTTAATTCAAGCTACATTTGACGGTAGCCAATATACAGTAGTATCTCGTAGCCTTGATTATTATTTTGGTAGTGTACTAGAGGTACGCTTTTTCTTTGATACTGACCAAGCAATTTATGACAGTCGAACCGGCACAGTTATTTCAGATTTTACTAAAGTATTAAGGACAAATAGTCAACCATATAGTAATTCTCCATTATTAGAAGACCTTACTCTTAAAATTATTGGACAACCTGTACAGACTGATGGACTAGTCGATGATTATCAAGTATTAGTTGGGTATGAAGATAATAACACAGGCATTCCGGTAGATCCAGATTTTTTCCAAGAAATTGTTGGGGTTTCACCAGCAGATACAACTACTCCACAGCCCTATGTGTTTTTCCAACTTACTACAGATTTTGACAATTTAGAAAGATACATATTACAACCAGCTGGCGTTGTTGAGACCGATTGGCCAACATTAGCAGAGATAGAGCAAGTCAAAGAGCAATATCCAACAGGGCAAATATTTTACGCATACAATGAAGATTCATTTTATACATTAACAATAACGCTTTCAGGAACTAGAGTAATAACTTCAACCAGCGGGTGGGTAGCAGAAACAGGCCGCCAAAGTCTTTATTTCCAGTACAGACATAATAGCGCATTAACTAATTTAATTGATCCTGGTAGTACAAATATTATTGATCTATATGTTGTAACATTAGAATACTATACAGCATATTCAAAGTGGATACAAGATACTACAAATACACTTGCTCAGCCGTTGCCACCAACTATTGATGAATTAACAGCGGCATACGCTAAGTTGCAAAATTATAAAATGATTAGTGATAACATGATTCTTAATAGTGTAGAATTTTTACCATTATTTGGTAGCAAAGCGCCAGAAACATTAAGAGCAATTATAAAAGTTATCCCAGCGGCTAACACTAATGCTAGTAACAATCAAATTCGTAATCTTGTATTGGCTACTATGAACGCATACTTCGATATTGCTAATTGGAATTTTGGCGATACATTTTACTTTAGTGAATTAGCAGCGTATATTCACTCACAAATAGGCACTTATGTAGCTTCTGTAGTTTTAGTCCCGTTAAATCCACAAAAGAGTTTTGGCGACTTATATGAAATACAATGCGCTCCATATCAAATTTTTGTAAATGGTGCTACAGTAAATGATATCGAAGTAATAAATTCATTAACAAGTACTAATTTACAAACAGCGCCAGGAAGTGGAGCGATTTAATGGCCACAAAAATTCGTTCAGTTGATTTTCTACCAGAAATATTTCAAACTCCGGTAAACACGCAATTTCTAAATGCTACTCTTGACCAGTTAATTCAGGAACCAGCTTATAAACAAACACAGGGTTATATTGGTCGTAAAGTTGGGCCTGGAGTTAATGCCAATGACAATTATGTAATTGAACCTACTAAAGTTCGTGATGATTATCAACTCGAGCCAGGCGTTGTTTCTCTTAATCCAATAAATTTAAAAATTGATGATGTTATCACTTATCCTGGAATTCTTGATGCGTTAAGCACACAAGGTGGTATTGTTGATCAAGCTGATAGATTATTTGAAAGTGAATATTATTCGTGGGATCCATTTGTAGATTTTGACAAGTTTAATAATTACGCCCAGTATTACTGGTTACCTGACGGTCCAGATTTAGTTACAGTGGCGCCTACTGCTATATCAACAGAACAAACATTTACAGTTACTCGTACTAACGGCGCTTATACTTTTAGTGGTTATGAAGGCGCAAACCCAACATTGACGTTAGTGCGTAATGGTAGTTACAATTTTGTTGTAGCACAAAATACTGCTACTTCGGTTGAATATCGTGTTATTAATAATGGAACAAGTAGTTGGGCAATTAATCAAATAGCAAATCCTACATTAACATTGGTTCGTGGTAATACATATACCTGGAACTTAGTACAAAACGCACCATACGCTTTTTTTATCAAAACAGAAGCATCGTTTGGTACAACTAATTTATGGAGCGAAGGCGTAACTAACAATGGTGGCACTGAAGGATTAGTTACATTTACAGTTCCGCAAGATGCGCCAGATGTATTATATTACTGCAATGATATACATTACAATCTTCGCGGCCAACTAAATGTTATTGATGCTACCAGTGGGTCGGGTCCGCAATTTTGGATTCAGACGCAACCTGGAATCGATGGCAGATTACCGTGGTCTCCTAATATAAGTGATCGTAATGTGCTGGGTGTTACCAATAACGGAATCGATCTAGGAACTGTAGGATTTAATGTACCTAGTTCTACAGCACAAGATTTTTATTATACTTTACCATTTATTAATTATCCAACTACAGGAATTGGCATCGTTGATTTAATTTGTTCAACTTTTACATTTGACCAGTTAAACGGTGTAGCAGTAGACACCTTTTTGTCTGAAAATCCTGACGGTATCGATGGTATCACAAATCTTAATTCTCGTACATTGGTATTTACTAATGATTTTGAACCATTGGTACAAGCTAGTTTATGGCAAATTCAATATGTTGATGGATATATTCAACTTAATAGTATTTTAACAATAGCCGATCAAACACAATTTTCCATTTCATTCGGTACAGAGTTTGTTAATACACAATGGTATAAAAATTCGTCAGGCAACTATATACAAATGCCATTATTAACAGCGGCATTGCCCTATGTTTATTATCAGGATAGCGAGGATCCAACAATATTTGGACAAATTAAATTTATCACTGAAACTACCGGCGATGCTGTTCCGCCGTTATCGGTAAGTGGTGTTGCTAGTACAGGAAGCTCTGTAACATTAAGTTTTGCTACACAATTATCCGCCCCGTATTCTGTTGGAAGTTCTATTATTGTTTCAGAAATTAATCCACCTGTATATAATGGAACTTATGTAGTAACTGATTGTACTACGACAACTGTAACTTATGCTAGTCCCGAGACGGCCGCTTATGTTAGTAGCGGTACTATTAATTCAATTAGTGTTAATGCTTATATTAACATAGACACTGAAATATTAGGACAAACAAATTACATAAGTCCAAACGGAGTAACATTTACCAACGGACTTAAAATTATATTTCAAGGGAATGTATACCCAACATCCTATATTGGTAACACGTATTATGTTCAAGGGGTGGGCTCGAGCATTGTTTTAGTAGATGCCAATAGTTTAGTAGTGCCAGAAACTTATGCTTTAGAAACTAAAATTAATGGCGAGCCAATTAAACCAGATTATTTAACAATTAATTTAGCAAGTCCTGATTTGAATCCGTGGACCAGAAGTAATCGCTGGTTCCATGTTGATGTTATCAACGCCGCTGCGACATACAACGACATCCAACCTACATATATTAATGCTCAAAGAGCAAACCGTCCTATTTTAGAATTCCGTGCTGGCACAAAATTATTTAATTTTGGCACACAAGGTATCCCTGCGGTTAATGTTATTGATTTTACGCAAACAAATGCTCTACTAAATGTTAATGGTCAAGCTGGTTATGGAGTTGATGGTTATACTCTAGTTCAAGGTAGTTTAATTATTTTTGCTGCTGACGAAAATCCGGATGTGCGTAATCAAGTATACGAAGTTAATTTTATAGATACAGATGCAGCAACATCTACTGTACCTATTATTGATTTAATTCCTACAAGTTATAATCCAGTACTAGCCAATCAAACTACAGTTTGTATTAGCGGTAATACTTTAACTGGAGAAAGTTTTTATTATACTGGCGAGGAATGGATTAGTGCTCAACAAAAAACGGCTGTTAACCAAGCACCGTTGTTTGATGTATATGATTCTAATAGCATAAGTTTTGGCGACCAAACTTATTACCCAAGTACAAATTTTACAGGGTGTAAGTTATTAAGCTACTCGGAAAATCCAGATAACCCCGTTGACTCAGTATTAGGATTTCCTTTAGCATTTTTTAGTATTGATAATATTGGCGATATATTATTTGACAATAATTTATATACCGATTCGTTTATCTATACACCAACAGGCGGTACAGGAACAACTGTTGAAGTTAGTTCTGGATTTGTGCGTCAGTATAGTGATCGCATCACATTTAACCGAGAGATTGGTTGGCAAACAGCGGCTATACCATCGTTAGCTCGTCAACAATTTCAATTTACATATTCAGGCACACCATTACAATTTGATGTATTAATTGAAACTGTGTTGGATGTTCCTCCAGCTCAAGTTTTTATTAATAATGTATACCAAACTCCGTCGACATATACACTTTCGGTTAATTCTACTACAAACACATCGACGATTACATTAAATGGTACAGGATATGTTATCGGTGACGTTATTGAAGTATTAGTTTATAGCGAACAAATCAGCGCACAAGGTTTTTACGAAGTTCCAATTAACCTTGAAAATAATCCGTTTAACGGAAATTCTCCGCAATTTAGTTTAGGTACAGTTCGTACTCATTATACTACAATTTGTGAAAATTTAACTAAGCTTCAAGGTCCTATAAACGGAAGAAATAACACTCGCGATTTAGGGAATATTATTCCCTATGGCCAATTGATATTACAACAATCTTCGCCCTTAACATTAGCAGGATATTTTTTACGAGCACCAAATTATAATATTTTTGCTGCACTACAATATAATAGTCGGGAATATATTAAATATAAAAATAAATTATTAACTGCGGTTACACAATTAGATCTTAACGGGTCAGAAACAGTAGCACAAATACTTGATTTAAGTATAAACAATATTACCCAGAGTTTAACAAACATTGATCCATTTTATTGGTCAGACATGCTACCGGTAGGCACTAATTATACATCAACTACAACGGTAGTAAATCCTATTACAACTTCAGTTTTTAATACAACACAATCATATGATTTTACATCATCAAATTATCTTGGATTGTTAGTTTATGTAAACAATGTATTATTAGTTCGTGGAAGTCAGTATGTTGTGTCTGTAGATGCACTTAAATTAAGAATTTTAATTCCATTAAATGTTAATGATGTTGTCACTATTACCGAATATCCTACAACATTAGCTAGCTGGTGTCCTAATACACCGAGTAAGATGGGTCTGTATCCAAAATATACTCCGAGTATTTTTATCGACGATACTTATTCTGAACCAACCCCAGTAATTCAAGGGCACGATGGTAGTATTACTATTGCCTTCGGCGACGTTCGCGACCAAGTATTACTTGAATTTGAAAAACGTATATATGATAATATTAAAGTAGACGACAATCCAATTCCGTTGTCTACTGATGAAGTTGATCCATTATTTTACCCAGCACAAACTACAGCATTATTGCCAGGCTTTTTCCGTAAAACGCCTTACACTTACTCAGAAGTCAATGAGATAATGAACGAAGATTTTTTAAGCTGGGTTGGGCAGAATCGAGTAGATTATACACAACAAAATTATGTAGCAAACAATCCCTTTACATGGAATTATATTAATGCTGCCAATCGTATTAATCAAGATTCTTTCCTCCAAGGTAACTGGCGCGGAATCTATCGTTATTTTTATGACACAGAAACCCCTAATTCTACACCGTGGGAAATGGTTGGGTTTACGGAAGAACCAGCCTGGTGGGTGTTGCGTTACGGCCCGTCTCCATATACTTCCGGTAATACTGTTTTATGGGACGATTTAGAAGCTGGTATTGTTGGAGATCCTGCTGGTCCATATATTCTTCCTGAATATATTCGTCCAGGATTAAGCAAAATTATTCCAGCTGGCTCAGAAGGCGAATTATTGCCGCCAGATGAATGTATAATGGGTCGAAATGACCCGTATGGATTCCAACAATCTTGGGTAGCCGGTGACGGTGGCCCAGTTCAAGCATCTTGGTGGAATAGTAGTTCTTACCCATTTGCTATTATGCGTATGCTGGTATTAACTAAACCCGCACAATTTTTCTCATTATATGCCGACAGAGATTTATACAGATATAACACTACATTAGGCCAATATTTACTAAACAACCGCTATCGTTTAGATGCGTCGGGCGTTCAAGTATACGGTAATGGTGTAAGTAAAGCATCTTATATTAACTGGATTGTAGATTACAATCAGCAATCTGGAGTTAATAGCACCTCGGAATTAACTGCCGACTTGGCTAATTTAGATGTTAGATTGTGTTATCGTATGGCATCATTTTCTGATCCAGTGTATGTACAAATATCTACTGATCGAGCCGGACCTAATTCTACTAATAATGGATTAGTAATTCCGTCTACAAGTTATAATTTACTATTTTATAAAAATCAACCGTTTAATCAAATTACATATAGTTCTGTAATTGTGCAAGTACAACAATTAAGTTCTGGCGGAGTAGGATATTCTGTATTTGGATATAGCAATGTCCAACCTTATTTTGAAATTTTAGTAAGTAGCCCAGTTGGGTTATATGAAACTGTTACAGCAGGCAATGCCACAGTACAAATTCCTTCGCAGTACACTGATAAAACAAGACAAATACCTTATGGTTATGTATTCACAACTACTGCTAGTGTATGCGACTTTTTATTAAGTTACGGGGCTTGGTTATCAAGTCAAGGACTAATTTTTAATAATGTTTACAATGGATACACTTTAAATTGGAAACAAATGGCAGCAGAATTTTTAAATTTTGCTACTCAGGGCTGGGACGACGGCACTATAATTAATTTAAATCCTTGCGCCACAACTATTACAGCCGCACAACCAATTAGTATTGTTGATACTGTCGCTAGTATAACTCCAGAAAATATGTTATTAGACCAGAACCAATCGGTATTGGATGTTAAAAATTTAATTGTATATCGAAACGGAAATGAATTTTCAATTACTACCACCAACAATCAAACAATTAATTATCTTACATTAAAGTTTACAAACTATGAAGATATGATTGTGCTAGATAACACAACACAGTTTAACGATTTAATTTATGATCCGGTTACAGCCGCACGACAAATTCGATTAAGTCTAATAGCCTCCACTACAACAGAATGGGACGGTCAACTTAACGCCCAAGGATTTATTCTTAATTTAAACAATGTTGAGCAATGGAAAGCCTATACCAAATACACTAAAGGTGAAATTGTATTATATAAAAATACATATTGGCAAGCTATTACAATTAGTGAACCGCAAGAAACATTTAATTATAACGACTGGGTCAAGAGCGATTTTCAAGCAATTGACAAGGGATTATTACCTAACCTAGCTAATAAAGCTGATCAATTAACTACATCTTATGATGTTTACCAAGCAAATTTAACTTCTGATAATGATTTGTTTGCATTTGGACTAATTGGATTCCGTCCTCGACAATATATGAGCGAGATGAATCTAAACGGAGTAACCCAGGTACAGCTTTATCAACAATTTATTGGAACTAAAGGGACATTACAAGCAGCAGAAATATTTAACTCTACACTATTAGGCGGCAAAGAAAGTGGAGCCTATAATGTCTATGAAAACTGGGGAGTCTTAGCAGGAACATACGGCGCTCAAGCTAATAAGAGTTATTTTGATATTCAATTGGACGCATCGTTATTGTCGTATAACCCATCAACAATACAAATTATTAATCCTGGAGAAACAAGTCAAGCTAACCAACAAATTTATTTAAAAAATTTATGGAGAGAAAGTTACAACATTACATCTACTGAAATTTTACCTACTACCTACGAAGGCAGTAATATTCCAACTGCATTACCTTCTGCTGGTTATGTATGTTTAGATGATGTTGACGTTACTGTATTCAGTCTTGACGATCCTACTGCAATTGATGCTAAGATTAATAGTATAGGTATTGGTACTTACATCTGGATTGCTAAAATTAATCCTTATAATTGGGGAGTATATCGCTGTACGGCTGTAAACGGTCAAATGACTCAACTTACTGATAATTTAAATGGTACAAGTATTGTTCAGTTTAGTGCCGCACACAATTTGTCAGCAGGCGCTTTAATTATTATTAAATATTTTAATGATGCTGTTAATGGTGTCTATCGTGTTTTATCAAGCCCCTCGCCGACTACTATTACTATTTCGTATAGTTTTACAAATACAAATATAACAACGGTTACTGGCACAGGATTAGTACTTGATTTGCAAAGTGCTAGAGTAAGTCAAGCAAGCGATATTTCAACATTGCCATATGTAAACAGTTTAGTGCCCGGTGCCATTGCTTGGGTAGATAACGATGGCAACGGCCACTGGGAGACGGTCCAAAAACAAGCTCCGTTTATTACAAGTTCAACCATTACTCCTGGGTTATCAGCAAACAATCAGTTTGGCGCAAGTGTAGCACAAACACAAAACAATCTTTTTGCGTTAGTTGGAGCACCAAACGGCGCGAACGGGGTAGGAACAGTACTAGCATATTTTAAAGATCCATTGAGTGATTATCAATTTAGTAGAACTATAAGTTTAGGCGTTAGTGATACTAGTAACTTTGGTAATATGATATCGTTTGGTAAATCAAATTGGGCAGTAGTCGGTGCTAATACTAGTCTGTCTGGTATGGGATATGCTGCAGTAATTTATAGAGAAGCCGGCACAAATACTATTACTATATCACAGTTATTAGTACCACCTGACCAAAATTTTGACCCTATTGGCTTTGGCACATCGGGTATAGTTAGTCTTGATGAAAACTGGATGTACATAGGCGCTCCTGGCGCTAATACTGTATATGCTTACGAAAAAGTAATGGTAGAAACACAAGCTATTGAATATACCACAGCCGATAGCGCATCAATATATGAATATTCTAACGCAATACAGATTGACTATACCTATCCTAATCAGTTAATAGTTACTCTTAACAAAACTAGATTAACTTATGGGGTAGATTATACATTAAATCAAAATAATTTAATATTCACTAATCCTCCCGTAAACGGCCAAACATTAGTAATAGCTCGTAACCTAGCTAAACAATTAGATGAGTATTTTTATTATACTATTCATCAAAATACAGCAACTGGTGTAGGAACCGGGGCACTCTTCACAGTTGAAGTTATAAGAGGAGTATATTATCCCACATTAGAATTTGGCGGCCAAAATTATGCGGTGGGCAATACACTTACAATCAACGGTTCGCAAATAGGCGGGGCAACTCCTGCTAATAATTTAGTTATAACTGTAACAGGTATTAATATACTAGGTCAAATAATTGGATTTTCTTATTCTGGCTCTGGAATTAGTAATACAAATAATTTTACATTAAATCAATATTTGTATAATGCTACATCTATTAACAATGTCGTTATTAGAGTAAATGATGTAGTACAACGCCCTTATTTAGATTATACATTCAATTCAAATACTACAGTTTTAACATTTATAACAATACCACCCGCCGGCGCAAAAATTATTGCGTCTACTTCAACTTATTGGCAATATGTTTTAAGTATTACTACTCCTGATTCGATGTCTGGAGATAATTTTGGTGCTAGTATAGCAGCCACTACCGATGGCAGACAAATAATGATCGGCGCCCCAAAAACCGATACTAATAGTTTAACAGAAACTGGAACTGTATATGTGTTTGATAGAAGTGTTCTACGTTATGTAGTATCAACTCCATCACAAACAACATATATTGTTCCTGGAAATGTTACTGGACCAGTCGCTGTAAGTGTAAATGGAATTTTCTTATTAACTATTGAGCAATCGCCAAGCGGACAATTTACTGTAGATGGTAATGATATTGTATTTTCTAATATAATATTCAACTACGGTGATATAATTGAAATTGAAACAAATCAAATAAGTCAAATTCAAACTTTAACTAGTAATACAGTTAACGAAAACGCACAATATGGATTTGCTGTTGATTCATGTCCATTAAATTGCAGTTTATACGTCGGAGCTCCATTTGATAGTACCTATACTGATTTATCTGGATCGGTAGATTATCAAATTAATCAATCAAGAGTTTACGGAATCACAACCTCTACAATTGCCAATCCAACGCTCACTGCTAATGGAACATTGCGTATTAATGATACACAGGTATCGGTTCCTACTGGCTTGAATAATACAATAGCCGGGTTTGTTGCTGCAATTAACTCTGCTAATATACCAAATGTTTTAGCCACATTAACTTCTGATTTAGAATTTGTAGCAGATGGCATCACTAAAATTTTTAATATTGGAACTTTATATTCTGATGCTAGTTCTTACACAACTGTAGTATACCTAGACAACATATTACAAATCGCCGGTACTGATTATTCTTATGATCCTGTCACAGAAAACATTTATTTTGTTTATGCCCCGACAACTGGGAGAATTATAACTGTTGTATCAGGAAGATTAACATTATCTGTAAAAAATATTGATGCCGGTACACCGTATAATTTAATTACAGTACTGCCCGGGACAGTAGCCTCTGTTTTCAACCAACTAGGATTTAATACTCTTGTGTTTACTCAACAAATATTAAGCCCGCTGCCAGCATTCAATGGACAATTTGGAGCAAGTTTAAGCATTGACACTAGCGCAGTTAATCTAATTGTCGGGTCTCCGAACGGCGACGTTTATGAACCAACAACTTTTGATGCCGGCCAAACATATTTTGATGAACATAGCACAACATTCTTTAATCCAGTTAACAATGGTGGAGTAGCATATACTTTTGATTATTTCCCAAGTAGTCAAAGTAGTATTAAAAATCCTGGACAATTTGCGTTTGGGCAACAAATTTATAATAGCAAAGTACAATCTGGTAACTTTTTTGGAACCGCAGTAAATTATACAAGTGGCAAATTAATGGTCGGGGCAACTGGCGGTACGATTTATGAAACAACAAACTCGGGTTATGTTACAATATTTAAAAATTTAAATGATACGCCAGCTTGGGCTCCGATAAGAGTACAACAACCTGTAGTTGATGTCTACGCTATCGACGGAGTATTTTCTTATAACGGAGAACAAGCGGCCGGAGTTAACACTACGGTTACTGGGCAAGCACAAACATATTTTGATTTCTTTGATCCACTACAAGGTAAAATATTAGGAGTAGCTCGAAGCAACATTAATTATATTGGTGCCGTAGATCCAGCTCAATATAATCAAGGATCAGTCCATAATAATGGTCAATCTTGGGGTCGTGAACGTATTGGACAAATGTGGTGGGATACTGATACTGTAAGATTTATTGATCCAAATCAAGATGATATAGTATATGCTAGTCGCCGTTGGGGATCAATATTCCCAGGAAGTAGAGTGGACATTTATCAATGGGTAGAAAGTTCTAATCCACCAGCTGGCTATACTGGACAAGGTACACCACTTAGTACCACAAGTTATTGTGTAACTTCGCAGCTAGGCACAAATAATATTTTTACTACATTTTATTATTTCTGGGTAAGAGGAATTACAACTATTTCTACTGGTGCCGGAAAAACATTAAGTCCTAGTGGTGTGGCTAGCTATATTACCGATCCTCGTAGCAGTGGATTACCATATATTGCTGGACTTAATGCTAGTACCATTGCTATTTACAACGCACAAAGTTTATTAAACGCAACAAATACTATTTTAAGTATTGGGTTTGACCGTAAACTTAACGACGCAGTAATCCATCAAGAATATCAAATTATTAAAGATGGTGTAGCTAAATCGTTCTTAAATTCAAACCTATATCGTAAATTTTTAGATAGTTTATGCGGGGTTGACACTGCAGGTAGTGCTGTGCCGGATCCTAATTTAAGTTTTGGTATGCGTTATGGAGTGCAATTCCGACCCCGTCAAAGTATGGTGACTGATAGATTTACAGCTTTGGAAAATTATTTAGGCCGGGCAAATACAATATTAGCACAATACCCAATTTCTGAAACTCGAAGTTTTAATTTATTAAATGCCGCTGAATCAATTCCACAAGCAAATAGTGGCGCATGGGATTATAAAGTAGCCAATTTAGAAATTTTAGGCTATCAAAATCTCAGTATAGTTCCAGTAGGCTACAAATATCTTGTATTGTCGGACAGTAGTCAATTTGGCCGCTGGACAATTTATGAAGTTCAAACAGGACAAACATTAGCGTTAATTCGCGTCCAAAGTTACGACACACCCGAATATTGGTATTATATTAATTGGTACTTACCAGGTTATAATTCTACACTTTCACCAGTAGCGGCTGTTCAAAATTATTCTCAATTGGCAACATTAAGTTATGAAACAGTACCAGTGGGTTCTTCTGTGCGAGTTATAAGTAATGGTGCCGGCAAATGGGAAATATATTTAAGAACAGGCATTGACTTAGTTAAGGATTGGACTCGTGTTGGGTTAGAAGATGGCACCATTGCATTTAAAGAAGAATTATGGAACTATACTGTTGGAAATTTTGGATTTGATGCTCAAGTATTTGATTCATTATATTTTGATGAAACTCCGCAAACTGAAACACGTTACATTCTTCGTGCGTTGAATGAAGAAATTTATATTGGCGATTTATTATTTGAAAGAAATAGCAGTTTAATTTTAATCTTTAATTATGTTTATAGTGAATTTACTGATCCCTCTTGGTTAGTTAAAACTAGTTATGTTGATGTAAATCACGAAATTCGTTCATTAAAACCCTATCAAACATATCTTGCCGATAACCAAGACTTTGTTATAAATTATTTTCAAGAAATTAAACCGTATCACGTACAAGTGCGCCAATTTAATTTAATTTATACTGGAGAAGATGACTTCTTAGGCGATATTACCGATTATGATTTGCCAGCTTATTGGAATTCATCGCTGCCAGTATCGCAATTTGTAAGTCCGATACTAACCCCATACACAGAAGCTATTACTGCTTATCATTCAAATGCTAGTAATACTGCTCCCAATGCTCAAATATGGCAATTGCCAAGTTTGTATAGTCAATGGTTTGAAAATTATTTATTAAGCATTCAAGCTGTTAGTATTGTTAATAGTGGTTCTGGCTATACCTCGGTACCAGTAGTTACTGTAACAGGAACTTGTATCACACAAGCTACTATGACAGCTATTATTAATCCTGCTGGACAAGTAATTGAAATTATTGTTGTAAATCCAGGATCAGGTTATAGTACGGATGCAATTATTACCATTAGTGGCGGTGGATTACCTGGCGATCCTACACCGTGGGCTGCAGGAATATCGGTTGTAGAGAATGAAAATATTATTACATCATGGAATAACATTTATGTAGTTGATACTGCCGGCATTTTAGGTAATGTAGAACCAATTGGCACAGCTACTGAAGTTAATGGAACAGCGGAATTGACATTTGTAGGACAAATTGCTCAAGCAGTAACTATTATGAACAACTCGTTAGTTCGTTCTTTCAATACTACAATTAAATATGACCGTTGCGAATATCAATCGACTATTATCGACTGGGAAGCCAACATAACATATGAAAATGGAACACAAGTTCGCTACGATAATCTGGTCTGGGCCGCCGATAGCACTAGTGGATCAGTAACAAATTCTGTGTTTGATCCAGCAGAATGGTTACAAGTTGATGCTGGTGTATTAAGTGGTGCTGATCGCACAATGGGTTTTTATGTAAGTACAGTTAATACTCCTGGATTGTCGTTGCCATTACTGATTGACGGCATTGATTACCCAGGTGTACAAGTTGCTGCTGTAAGATTTGACCAAGACACTGGTTTTGACCGCGGTAATTTTGATATTAACCCATTCGATAACATTTCATTAGATCCAAACGGCCAACCTACATACGATTTGGGTATACTTGATACTATATTCCAAAGTAGTTATCTTGATCCATACTTGGGTACTCGGCCATCCGACATTAATATTGATGGCGGTAAGTATGTTGATGCCTACGAAAGCCACGCACCAGAAGAATTAGTTCCTGGTATCGAGTTTGACACTTTAGATCTTCGAGTTTATACTACTCCTGGGGCCGACTGGCAAGGATTAGGACACGGGTTTGCACAAGGAACACTACAAGTTATATACGATAGTGTAAATCCAACTATAAGTTTTGATGGATTACAATCGTTCCCAGCAGATTTAGAAATTACAGATGTAACACAAGGTTATAATTTAAATGAAGGTACTGATTATACAGTCAATTGGGTAAATCAAACATTTACTATTTTAAATTCCTCGTCGTTGGTTGCTAACGGCGATCAATTAGGCATTTATGTATATCAAGTTGGTGGCGGGAATCAGCTTTACAAAAATATATACAACGGTGCCGATGTTGGAAATTCTTTAACAGTACCAGTACAGTATAGTTTGATACAAGAATTTGTTATTTTCGTAAATGGAAGTTGCGTACCAACTACAGAATATTCATACGAAGCCGGCACAGCCTTTAATACTACAACGTTAACTTTTGATTCTACTTATGCTTCGGATGATTTTATTAGTTTAGTAGCCATTAGCCCTACTACAATTGATAGCGTTACTACAAATTATAGCTGGAGTATACCAGTAACTCAAACTATAACAGTTCCTACAACGGGACAACTAGAGTATGATTTAGATCCAACAATTAGTTTAGAATATACAAATCCAGTAACTGCTATAGTTACTATTGGTGGCATTACTGCTAGTGGCAGTGCAGGAAAACCTAGTGTAGGTGATGGCACAAATGATGCATTTGCGTTACCTACTAGATTAGGAGTTGATCCAACTACTATTATTAAAGATAATTTAAGTGTTTATGTCGATGGCATACTACAAGAGCCAGCTACATATATATTCGCTTATCCTGATATAGTGTTAGATACTGCTCCAGCTGACGGTGCTGAAGTATATGTTGCGGTTGATGTAACGGCTCAATATATTATTGATCCAATGGCATATACATTAACAATTATTTCTGGAACAGGTATTGTCCCACACGCAGGCGATATAATTTCAGTTACTACATTTAATGATACTCGCGAACAACGATTATCCCAACAAATATTTGTTGGGCCAGTAAGTCAAGGTATTTCAATTTATGAAAAATATGACTCAACTTTATATGATAATCCTCCTGGTGCTCCGTCGGCTGATCCTGGATTATTTGATGCCACAGTAGGCGATACAATTTATTTTAATGACTTTACACTATATCAATCATATACAGATATATCTCGGCCGTGGGTATCCAGAAATGGAAGAGTCTTAACAGCTTATACAGATTATACTATTGTTGATAACACATTAACATTAAATAATGGAGTAATTGGTCCAACTGATGTTATTATAATAACAAACGTTACAAATTCAGTAGTTCCAGAATCTATGGAATTTAGAATATTCCAAGATATGCGCGGTGTGCAAGCTACATATCGCATGACCCCTTCTACTACTACAACAGTGACAGAAGCAGTCACAGCAACCGATGATATCATTCATGTAGTCAACGCTGGCGCATTGAGTATTCCTGAGTTTGCTGCCAATATATGGGGTGTAGTAAGTATCAACGGCGAGCGCATTATGTATCGTGAAATTGATATAGAAGCTAATACTATTAGTAGCTTATTGCGTGGCACAGCTGGTACCGGAGCAGATTCTCATGCCGTTGGTGCTTATGTATACAATATGGGCCGAGGCAATTTAATGCCGGAACAGTTCCAAAATTATATTGAAACTAATTCTTTCTTAGGCAACGGCACAACTACTAACTTTACTACAGATATTACTGTTAATAATGCTAATGATTGGACTGGATCTATTCCTTATGACAGTACAAATTATTCATATCCAGAAGGTGATGGAAATTATGACGTAGGTATGGGTAGTAATATAGAAACTGTAGAGGTATATCTTGGCGGAGCGTTACAAACTAGCGGGTATGGAGTAACAAACTTAACTCCGATAATTGTATCTTTTGCTACTCCGCCAGCAGATGGGGTTGAAGTTACTATCATAGTTCGTCGCGGAGTCAGTTGGTATAATCCAGGAGTTGGGACAGCATCCGATGGGGTTCCGCTACAGCAAACCAATAACCCTGCGGCGCTATTTTTAAGGGGTCTAAATTAAGGTAAATATCTATAAGGTTTGACATGGATATAAATCATAATAAATAAAGAACGATGGAAAATAAAACACCAACACAACAGCAACAAGTTCAACCTGAAAAGCGTCCGAATGATACGGGCTCTGTAACAGTCGATGGTTTTGTGAAGATTTTTGATCCACAGACCCATAAAGTATTTGTGGAGCAGAAAGCATGATTATTCAGCCAGGTTTAGCAAAGATAGAAGGATTTATTAAAATTACCGACCCCACAACTGGGGAAGTTTTGGTAGATAAAAAGAACGCCATTAATTATGAAAATATTAGCATTGCTATGGCTAATACACTCAGTGATCAAGGTAAAGGTTGGATTTATTCCATGGCTTTTGGTAATGGTGGATCAGCTGTAGATCCCACAGGAGTTATCACATATTTGCCGCCTAATGTCACCGGACAAAATGCTAGTTTATACAACGAAACATACGTTCAAGTAGTGGATGGCAATTCTGCTGATAATTTAGATCCCGCTAATAACAATATGACGGTGTTGCACACTTCAGGAAATCCATATACAGACATACTAGTTTCATGTTTATTAGACTACGGACAGCCTGCTGGCCAGCAAGCGTTCGATAATAGCACCAATTTTAATGGAGAATATGTTTTTGATGAGTTAGGATTACAATGCTGGAACGGTTCAGCCACTGATTTATTCCTAATTACCCATGTTATTTTTCATCCTGTACAAAAGAGTTTAAATCGCCAAATTCAGATAGATTATACCCTTAGAATACAGACATTAACAAATTTAAGCGCCGCATAAATATGTATATTAAATGGCCATAAATAATAAAAAGGACGGAGTAAACTAAATGTCATACACAATTAATCTAACAAATGGTAATGTTTTAACTACAATACCAGATGGAACTATCAACACTACAGCTTGTTCGCAAACATTGGTTGGTAAAAATTACGCAGGATACGGTCAGTTTTTAGACGACAATTTTGTACATTTATTAGAAAATGCCGCCAATAGCACATCACCTTCAACTCCGTTAAAAGGCCAGTTATGGTTTAATACCACTACATCTGTATTACAAGTTTATAACGGCGTTGGATGGAAATCATTAGGCGGAGCTCAGTCAGCTAGTTCAGCACCAACTAATAATTCTACTGGTGATTTGTGGTATAATACTACAACACAACAACTTAATGTATGGACCGGCACAGCGTGGTTATTAGTGGGCCCAATTTACAATTCAACTACAGGTATTACTGGTGCTATTCCTGCCACAATCCTTGATAATACAGCAACATCTCACGTTGTTGTTGAACTGTATGTTAATAATGCTATTATTGGATTTATTTCTGAAGATGCTGCGTTTACTCCGCAAACAGCTATTCCAGGATTTACACAAGTTTATCCAGGCATCACGCTTGCTTCAACAATTAACTCACAAGTTCCGTTGTTCACAGGTACAGCAACCAACGCACTACAATTAAATGGTGTGTATGGCAATTCATTTATGCGTTCAGATGCTAATACATCAACAACAGGAACATTAAGAGTAGTTAACAACACAGGTTTATCTGTAGGTGCTGGTAATGATTTTGCTGTAGGAGTTTCGGGTACAACAGTTACTTTAAGTAATGCTGATTTAAATGGTAATATTAATTTTAGCGTTAATAAAGCAAGTACTCCTTCGACAGCATTGACAATTAATGGCTCCACTGGCATTGTAAGTAGTCAATTTGGAATTACAGCTAATTATGCCGACGTGGCAGAACGCTTTGAAGCCGATACAGAATATGCTCCAGGTACAGTAGTTGAGCTAGGCGGTATTGCTGAAATTACTCAATCTAATACAGAACTAAGTGAATCTGTATTTGGAGTTATCAGTACAAACGCTGCTTACTTGATGAATAACGGAGCCGGTAATGATTTAACCCACCCGCCGGTGGCTATGACAGGTCGTGTGCCAGTTCAAGTTACAGGTGTAGTCAACAAAGGTGACCGTTTAGTTTCCGCAGGCGCTGGTATGGCAAGAGCAGCTAAAGCAGGCGAAGCAACGGCATTTAATGTTATTGGTCGATCACTTGTAAATAAATTAGATTCTGGTATTGGTACCGTTGAAGCTATTGTAACCATCAAATAAAAATTAGGAACAACAATGACGTATGTAACCGGTGGCCTGATACAAGCATCAGATTATAATGGCTTTAATGGCAATGTTAATGCTGTTTGGAATGCGAGCTACGGTCAATCAGTTGCTGCCAATATATCAGCTGGAGATACAGTTAACGCTAATTCTTGGGCAAATTTAAATACAACGGTTAGTAGTGCTGCCAGTCATCAAGGCACAAGTATTACAACAAGAACTAATCCTCAAACAGGTAATGTAATCTCAGTTTTAAATAATTTAAGTACTGATATTACTAGCATTAATACCAATAAGTATAATGCGTCAACACAAGGCACACAATTTACTGGATGGACTGGATCTGCCAGTGCTACTTCGGGCGCTGGCTCTGGAACTGCGTCTTGGACAATAACATTTACTGATACCGTTACCTTTGCCAATGCTACAGCAGCAAGTAATTTCTTTAATTCTGGAGCAACAGTTAAAATTCAATTTAGTAAAACATCCACAGGTACAGGGGTTGATACTGAATGGAATAGCTTTATTGGTACAACCTGCGGCGCAATTTATTTGTCAAGTACTGGTGCTAGTAAAAGTATTAATGGTGTAACTTATACAGGTACTACTAAAATTGGTGGTACGGGAACTCCGACTATTTTAACCACAAGCACAGGGTTTGCTCAACTTATATCAAGCCCTACAATCATTTACAAACAATTTGATTCTGGCGCGGCTTATTCCAGTAATTATGTTCAAGTTACTGCAGCATGGAATGGATCCACTAATCTTACTTTAGTTACAACATGGTATAGTAACGGCGATGACATCAACGCCGCTATTGCTGGCGGAACTGCTACTACCGGTATAGCTTTCGGCACAGCGCCGGCTACTGTTGTAACCTATTTCCCACCAGCAACAACCTATTTGACAAATACTTGGGGCACTCCAAGTGTTGCGTCAACCGTTGGCGTAGTTTAATCGTTTTATTTTTACCAAAAGGGGTATAGCCCCTTTACTTTTGTCCCTTTTCGTAGTATAATAAACACATGGATACTGATAATTTAGTTGCTCACGGCCGTAGTCGTTTTGAACATGCGGCAGCCAAACGGACACTCAAAGAAAAATATCAAAGCAAACTTATTTTTGCTTATAATGGTGGAATGTTTAAAGCTGGGCCCGAATTGATTAACATACTTAAAGCATCAGAAGGTCAACAAGTATTATACTTATTTGATTTGTATGAAACTCCAGTTATAGTTGATTATAAAGAATTATTAAATTTAGCAAAAACCCGCTGGCAAGAAACTATGAAGTTATGGTTTGAAGAACACGAACAACTTAGCAAAAATAGATGACAACTGGTGTATTAATATTTGCTTTTAATAATGAACATATAGATTATCTTGCCATGGCTAATTGGTCAGCTAAAAATATCCGCAGACATTTACAATTACCAGTAGCAGTAGTAACAGATCAAACAATTCCTCATAACTATTTTTTTGAACAGGTAATCCCGGCTATTCCCGAAGGCAACTATTCTAGAAAATTTGAAGATCAAGCAGAAAATGTAACATGGTATAACGGCAATCGAGTTAACGCATATGAGTTAACGCCGTGGGGTCAAACTTTGGTGTTAGATGCTGATTATGTTGTAGCCAGTAGCGAATTAAAAAAAATTTTAAATATAAAAGAAAATTTTGTAGCACACAAAACAGCGTACGATGTAGTCAAGCAAGATAATTTTGACGAGCTTAACAATTTTGGAAATTATAATATGCCTATGTGGTGGGCAACTGTAATGATGTTTAGACGTTCTACAGAAGCTAAAATGATTTTTGATTGTATGGCTATGATAAAAAATAATTGGCAACACTTTAAAAATTTATATGGTGTTAATAGACCAACATATCGCAACGATTTTGCGTTAAGTATAGCGTTAGGCATTGTTAACGGACACATACTTAATTACACTGATATTCCTTGGGGTTTAGCATCAGTTACTCCGGCACATAAATTAACAAAAGTTAGCGAAGATAACTATCGCGTAGATTTTTTAACTCCTGATCTAAAACCACGCTATATAACTTTGGCACAAGATTTTCATGCCATGGGTAAAAAGCATTTAGGAGATATTGTTGCTAGTTGATCAAGGTTATTTAATTCCAGCTATAGGCGATGTCTATGTTAAATGTGCTAAACAATTAGCGGATAGTATATTAGCGTGGCATCCTAGTGCTAATATTACAATTTTAACAGAAGATATGTTGCCCTATGGAAAACTTAAAGGTTTTGCCAATGACTGGCAATGTTACGAGGCAAGCCCTTATAAAAAAACTATTAAGTTAGAAGCTGATATGTGGTGCGCTAGTCCTATCGATCATTGGTGGGAATTATTTTCCAATCGCAATGTAGTCATCAGCCAAGGGTGTAGAGATTTTTATGATCAACCTGGTAAATCAAGGGTCTATCGTAAAATATTTGATAACAATAACTTGCCGGATGTTTACAATGCCATCACATATTGGGAAGCGAGTGACTTAGCTAAAGAATTTTTTACATTGGTTCGTAATATATTTGAAAATTGGAAAAGTTATAAAACATTATTAAAATTCCCAGACGAAATACCTACTACTGATGTAGTTTATGGATTAGCTTCAGTTATTATAGGCGTTGAACAAGTTACCTTACCAGCAGGGCCGACTATAGTTCATATGAAAAAACATATGATACCTATTATTTCAGAAGATTGGAGTAGGGAATTAGTATGCGAACATACTAATCCTGGAGTTAGAATTAACACAGTAGCACAGTGGGGTTTAGTACATTATCATATAAAGGATCTAGTAAATGAGTAAAGATGAAGATAAGATTAAACATAGTAAGCGTTTACACAAAGCCTGGACCGCAATTAAAAAACAATTAAGAATTGCTAAGTCTCATGGGCTTACTAAACCAATCGAGGAACCGCATCGCTTGGCTAAACATCATGCTATGGATTGCGGCATCCCGCATTGTCCTATGTGCTCTAATCCTCGGCATAACGAAACGGCCAAAGGAAAAGATAAACTAACAGCACAGGAAAAACGCTTATTCCAAGATATCGACCGACCACATCACGGCTTACACGATGAATGAACAAGAATTTTGGGCGGCATTAACACCCGCAGAACCAAAACCTATTCTATATAGGCTGTATTATGATGATCAAGGCCAGCCACTTTTTTATAGCCAAGAGGATTTGCCAGGTAATTATATAGACATTACTAGAGAAGTATATGTTAATCCTCCTACACACATAAGAGTAGTTGATAATAACATAGTTGTGCTCGATACATCGATAGTAAAAAGATTGTACCCTGCCAAAACTGGTATTCCGTGTCATCCCACCGATGTCAGTATAGTAGTTAAAAAAACGGAACCAAATATTAAATGGAGTTTAAGGTGAACAAAATAGATATAGCAGAATTAGACTGCATATACTTGACATATGATGAACCCAATAAAGAAGAAAATTGGGTTAAAATTAAAAATATGGTGCCTTGGGCAATGCGTGTTGACGGAGTTAAAGGTTCAGATGCAGCACATAAAGCCGCCGCCGATGCTGCTATTACAGATCGATTTGTATTGATCGATGGCGACAATGTTCCTGACGATAACTTTTTTGACCTTGCTCTTTCTATCGATGATAACGATAAAGATTGCGTTTTCCGGTGGCGAGCTCGTAATATCATTAACGGATTAATGTATGGCAATGGCGGACTAAGTTGTTGGACTAAAGATTTTATTTACAATATGAAAACTCACGAAAACAGCGATGGCACAGCGGCAAATGATGTAGAGTTTTGTTTCTATCCTAACTATATTGCTATGTACGATTGTTATAGTACCACTTATCCTAATGCTACTCCCTATCAAGCATGGCGGTCGGGATTTAGAGAAGGCGTAAAGATGTGTTTAAACCGCGGAGTTAAACCAAGTGTTACAGAATTTAAAAATAAAGTGAACAGTCGAAATCTTGATCATTTAACCATCTGGCAAAATGTTGGCCGTGATGTAGAAAATGGGGTTTGGGCTATATTAGGCGCACGAATGGGTACTTATATGTTAATGCTTAATCCTACTTGGGATTACAAAGAAGTTCAAAACTTTGATGCGCTTAAAACAATATACGACACCATCGACGGACACAATCCAGAACAAATTGCCGGCAGAATAGCCGCAGATTTATTGACTCAGTTAGACTTACCTATTACCATGTTAGATGAAACAGCAAGTAAATTTTTTAAAGCACATTATCGAAACGACTGGCATAATAAAGGTATTATGGTTCGAGAAATTGATGTTATCCGTCAGTTAGAGGGGTGGTAATGTTCAATAAAGATGCGTTTTCTAATGGACAAATTGATAGCAAACTTTGGTTGTGCCAAGAATTAGAAAAACTCGGCTGGACTAGTGAACTAACACATATCTACGGTGGGTGGTACGGTGTATTAGGATTTTTATTGCTTAGTAGAGAACGATTTAAAGTTGACCGTATAGAAAGTTTTGACATTGATCCGTCATGCGAAGCGATTGCTGATGTGATTAATGAAAATTGGGTAATTAAAGAATGGCAGTTCAAAGCCTTTACATTAGATTGTAATCAAGGTGTAAAGGGCACACCAGATTTAATTATAAATACTAGTACAGAACATTTTGAAAGCATGGAATGGTTTGACTGTATCCCTAAAGGTACTAGAGTTATACTACAAGGCAATAATATGCCGCACGATGACCATGTTGTACATTCTACAACTATATCCGATTTTGCAAATCATTATCCGTTGTCGGAAATTGTTTACCGAGGCGAATTACGCTTTGTGTATCCAGAATGGAAATTTACCAGATATATGTTAATCGGAATTAAATAAAAATTATAATGAAGAAAAAATATTTTAAATTAGTGCACGCTCAAGAAACTAATACAGACTGGTTTGTAGTTAACTGGTGTTTGGGTAATACTTGTAATTTTAGCTGCAGTTATTGTCCAGCAAATTTACACGATGGGTCTAATCCGTGGCCGACTCCAGAGACTATTAAAAATTTTATCTTAAAAGTTAAAGAAACACACCCCAATAAAAAACTTTATTTTGAATTTACTGGCGGCGAAGTTACATTGTACAAACATTTTATTGATATTTGTCAGTTTTGTACAGAACAAGGAGTTAGAGTAGGTTTAATTTCTAACGGATCCAGAACTTTAAGATATTGGGAAGAAAACAAACAGTATTTTGATCATGTATGTTTAAGTTTCCATCCAGAATTTGGAGATTCAGAACATTTCATTGAAGTTGTAAAAATATTGAACAAGACTGTAAGAACTCATGTTAATATTATGATGAGTCCTGAAAAATTTGACTACTGCTATGAAATAGCAGACAAAATAAAACTTCTTGGTAACATTTCCATGGCCCTCCAGCCTCTAATACACGATTTTGGCGAAGTGTTATATGACTACACACCAGAACAAAAACAAATTATCGATCGCCAGCACGAATTAATTAGCAAATATATAAAATTTGATAAGTCATTTGATTATTACAGAGGCGCTATGAAAATGTTGTATCCAAATGATACTTCTTTGGTAGCAAGTGCCCATAGGTTTATCAATGAAAAAGCAAATGACTGGTCAGGGTGGGATTGTTATGCTGGCGTCGAACAATTAATTGTGGATCAACGCGGAGCCATCTTTCGAGGTTGGTGTAAAGAAGGCGGCTTGCTAGGTAATATTGTTGACCCAGATTTAAGTTTACCTACACAACCTGTGCGGTGTACTAAAAAAATGTGCCATTGCAATTTTGATATTATGAGCACAAAGGAATTTGTTGATGAATAATCGATGGTGTATTATAGGAACCCCTCGGTCTGGCAGTCAATACGTAGCACAAATTATTGCAGGAACAATTAAACAATATGTAAACTGTCATGTTTATGATATGCTTGAACCATTTACTGAGAATCAACCTTACAAACCCATATTAACTAATGATAAAGCCATACAACACTCTGAGCAGGTAGACGGAAATCTGTTGTTAACTGATCGTATAAACAATGTAATATCTGTTCTTATGGAAGGTGATCCAGAACAACCTCTTGTAGTTAAATTATTTCCTTACGATTATTTGTTACCCCATTTAGATAAAATATTAAAAGTATTACATGATTGTGGTTTTGAATTTATGATACTTAAACGAAATGATATAAAAAAACAACTATTAAGTCATGCTGTAGCACATAAAACACACAATTGGAATAGTTTTTACGGAAACGGTATACTAAATTCTTCGGTGATGATCGATGGAGAGGGATTCAGAACAATTTATTGGGCGTACATGAATTTGAAAGGATTTGACGGTATATTAAGAATATTTAATTTAACAAATTTACCAGTGATTCATTATGAAACAGCAATAGAAGATTTGTCTAAGATATTACAGATGCCTATAAGTATTCTAGATGTAACGGTACAGAAACAGCTTCCAGTTGATACTTATCAATTTATAATTAATGCCGAAGAAGTAAAGAATTTTATAACAAAATTAACACAATGAATAATATTGAAGATACTATTTGTATTTTTGCTTGGGACTATCCTGTATTAAATCTATCTCGAAACGAGTTACGGTATTGTTGTAGAGCCAGATCGAATACATTAGCAGAAGAAGATTTTAAAACAGGGATAGAATTATTCAATAAATTTATTCCAATAGTAGATGTTAGACGTAGTTTACTTACAGGAGTACAACATAAGGATTGCAATTCTTGTTGGAGTATTGAAGCAAGCGGCGGTCGTGGTCCACGGTCGCGAATGGATAGTTTTGTTAATTTTGTAAATAAAAATCAAGTATGGCCTGGCTTATCTAAAGAACAGTTAAAAGAAAAATTAAAATCTCTTACCCCTGAAGAAATAGACACTCTCGTAAATTTAGAATCTGTTAGGATGATAGAAATTTCTTTAGGTAATACATGTGATTTAAAATGTATGTACTGCCATCATCATTATAGTAGTCAATGGGCAGCCGAAAATTTAAAATATGGCGAAATTCGTATACAAGACGTTGAACGCGAGCTTCCAAAAATTACAGATACTGTTTATGAAGATTTATGGTGGGCATGGTTTGACAATAGTGCCGGGCCAACCGCATCGGCAATTAACTTTATCGGTGGTGAACCACTAATTATTGAAAAATTTTATTTGTATAGCAACAGAATAATAGATTTTTATAACACAAATACAACCGACTATTGGCGTAACATAAGCATTGTAAGTAATTTTAATACGCCAATTAAATTTTACAATAGATTTCTAGATACAGTCAAGAAGATTGCAAGTTCAAAGCAATTGAAATTAGATTTTAATGTTAGTTGTGAAGCAATTGGCGATCGTGCTGAATTTATTAGGACCGGCACCGATTGGCAATTAATGACAGCTAACATAGATAAGTTTTTAGTATTTTTACAAGAACACGACCCAGCACAATTTAGAGTTATTTTTAATTTTCAAATAGCGTTAAACGCATTGTGTATTAGTGATTTACCTAACTTTTTTAAATTTGTCATTGAACTACAGAAAAAGACAGGACGCAGGGTTCATCTTAGACCCAACCAAATTGTTTATCCGCAATGGTTAGATCCTTATATCTTGCCGCCCGAGTATGCCAGATACATTGATGAAAGCATCGAAATATTAAAGAAAGAAATGGTCGCAATTAACGATCATTCTAAATATTCGCCATACGGACCATGGCCAGCTTATGTAGAATTTCTTAAAACAATTAAAAATGGTATTCTAAATCCTGATAAAAATGATCAAGCTAAGAAAGAGTTTGCGGAAAATATTGATAAACTTACAGCAAGAAGAAATTTAAATTTTGCTGCTACATTTCCTGAAATGGTTGATTTTTATAACGAATGTAAATTACTTACGGTCGCCAAATAACAAATAATCTTCTTTAGTATATCCCGTCATAATTTCGCTGCCAGCACCACGAGTCATATCAGTAATCTTATTATTATCTAAACTACCACGAATAGGCACGATAGCCCAAGTACAGTAGTTGATAAATTCAGGAATATTTTTAAGTTCTGCTTCTAATTCTAATGCTTCTTCACGATTATGCGGAGGCATCATAAACTTAATTTCTAGATGCCCAACTCCTCGGTTTTTATTAGCAACTTTTTCAGCAGTAACAGCTTCTACTACTTTTAAAAATTTTTCCTTGTCGTAAAATTCAAAGTGTACGCTTAAATTTAAATCTCCAAAATGAATAATTTCTTTGTAATATTCAGGCAGTCTAGAACCATTACTATGTAAACTAACATGATGCCCGCAACTATTCAAGTAACGCAACCACTCTAAAAAGTGTTTGTTTACAGTAGGCTCACCGCCACTAATAATAAAGTTTACACTTTCACCTTGTGTAAAATTTTCTTCAATATTATGTGTAGCTTTCATTAGTTCTTCTAATGTTTTATGTGGATCTGTGTTATTATGTATCCAAGGCCAACAATAGCCGCAGTCGTAGTTACATCTACGACCAATTTCCCAATAAACTTGTTTTTGTGTACTAGCGTGGGTCCTTTCCAACGCAATAAACTCTGTTTGCTCGTTGTCACGCAAATCATTCTGGGGAGATAAATTTTGACCTTTGCGAAGTAAATTTTTAAATTCTATTTTACTTACTTTGGGAATAAAAAGGTCAGCTCCGCAGCTACAGACATTTCTTGTACAGTTAATCCAATCTTCAGGACTTTTAAATTTTTCCCATACATTGCCTAATTTGCCGCCTACCCGACAACTAGCAGTCCACACACCACCGTCCATGTCGATATACAGACTATCGACACCAGCACCACACTTCCATCCTGGCAAATAATTTAATTTAGCGCCAACTAATTCGTCGGTACTCCAATCTCTCCATGATCCATTTTCGTCATAAGTTCTGATTGGTTTTCCAGGTGTAAAGTCCATGTTTTTCTCTTTGTCATATTTATAGGTATAAATATTACTGTACAAATAAAGGCACTTCACGATGGCAATAATCGGATTAGATTCGATCCAAACTCCTTTTAAATATTTAGATGAATATATAGAGGCACCAGACTGGGAAAAACTTCACAACGAAGTATCCTTAGGTATTGCTAAAGCCGAATGGAATAAAAAATTTGTATCTAGTGGCGTCCACAAAAATTGGGCGGAAAAAGAAATAACCACAACATTCATGGATTTAAAAAATAGATTAACTGAAGAACAATTGAAAATTTTTGTTTCATTAAATTCAACAGATGAAAAAATAAAATTCCTTAACGCATTAACTCATACCCCGCACCCGTTTTGGGTTATATTTTTAAGATGGAATAAAAGAGTTGAAAAAACAGGAGTATATAACAAAGCTACTCCTGAAGATTGTTTTTGGACTCCAACTGCTACATTATTTCCATCATTAGTGAAACTTATTGAATCAATGCCATTTGAAGGTATAGGTCGTGTAATGTTTTTTATGACAGAGGCCAACAATCAAACAGTTCCGCATTATGATGTCGCTAACGATGAACAACGAGCTGAAAAACCCAACGATGATTTTATATGGCTTTCAACAAAACCAAATTCTAAGGGTATATATGTAATGGACGGTGAAACACTAGAAAAAGTTTATCCTGATCCTACTAAAAAGTTTGTATGGTGGAATGAAATGGATTATCACGGCACTGACCCAGTTGATCATTTTAGTTTTTCTATTAGAATTGACGGCAAATTTAAACCAGAAATAAAAGCAAAACTTATTGGTAAGGATTAAGCTCTCGCTTCCACCAAGAGTTAAAAATAATATTACCAGAACCGCTTTCATATAGGTCTATAAATTTTTTATAAGTTTTCATAGCGTGTAACTTTGATATATTGCGATACGGCACCCAAGATCTTATATCAAACCCAGCATCATATAATTCTTTGTTAAAGTTAAGTCTATCTTCTTTCGGCCAACTAATATTTTCATTAATTTGTGTAATAGGTTGCGGCGAAAAATATTGAGTTATAATATCAGCATTGCGCCAGATTTCAATATAATCTATACTACGACTAATAGGATTGCCTACCTTAAGACGCCATACTAAATTTCCGTTTTTGTGTGAATCGTGGAAGATTTGATTATGAGCGGTCCAGTCTTTTTGTAACGCAACAGTTTGTTTCCTTACATTCATGCCAGTTTGTTTTTTTGTTGGGTCGAAGTAATTTTCATAAAACGCATCGTTGTTATGTCGATGTTGGATCCATAGATATCTTACAGTCCACCCGTTGTTATCGTCGTCGGGACTAATTAGTGGATGAAATTTTTGATCATCGCGACCGCCGTAATTTCTTTTAGGAATAACTAGTGTTGTCATAAAAAATATTTGTTTTTGTGTTCAATCCACTCTTGTTCGTCTAAATGATCAATGTTAATTCTGTAAAAATGTCTAGTTGCGGCATTGGAATCGAGTTTCAATGCACTTCTCGAGTGTATAAACGGGTAATTATCATAAATTGAAATATCATATAGATCCCATTGATGTTCATATATTAGCTCAGGAATATTTTCTAAAAAATTAATCCATTGTCTAATTAAAAAACAATGCCCTTGCGATACACCGTCAATTTTAACATCAATAATCCAAGCAACTTTGTTACTGCCCCAATTGTAATGATTTAATCTTAATGATTTTTTACCAGTAATAGGATGTATTTTTAACAAAGGAAATTCTTTAATGTCGGCCCCCGGCTCATACCAGCTTTGCTGTACTACGGTCACCCGATTAACTAAATCTAACATTTCAGGTGTAAGATAATCATACGCATCTTCTAAATTAAGCCAACTAGTTTTTCCTGATTTTTCTGGATTAGGATTATCAGTAATCCATAAACTTCTAAATGGATACGGTTTATAATCTCTGTTAGGGATATCAGCATGCCATGGCATGTGTTTAGGGGCTATTCTCTTAATAAGGGTATTACTAAATGGACTTATAACTTGATCGCCGTTTTTAGTTTTTACTTTTTCTACAATCTCTCTAGAATAAACATAGTCTTCGCCCTTCCAAGGCGATCCAAAATAAAAACTAAATTCTGAATATTGTTCTTTTGTAAATTTAACTTTTTTAAAAAAAATTACTTCGCGTTCGTAAGCTAACTTGCGCCAGTAATCTGCGCTATAACTAAAAAATTCGCCGGGCGAATCTAACTCAACTACTGAACCCCAGTTGTTTTTTATGTTTGTAATATTCATGATAATCTTGCATCTATAATAAAGTTAATCCTATCTTCGTCACTTCTATTTTCTAGCCAATGCGGCACATGATTATTAACCCAGTATAAAGAATCCATTTCTAAAATACAATTCTCATCTCTGATTGAAAAGATATTTTCTTTTGCGGCAGTAACTGTAAAATGAAATCGGTCGTAGTAAGAAAAATATTTACCACTGTCTGTGTGTGGATCAACTTTAGAATTAGCTGCTAGTTTGCTTACAAAAATTCTACCAAATTCAACATTTTTTGCCCCTTTAGATTTTAGTGCCAATTCAACCCATTCGATGGATTTTTTAAATATAGGGAAATTAGCGATGTTCGACTGAACTACATTCATGTGTTGATTAGCTTGTAGTGTATTTGATTTTGGTGGCAAATCTTTTAAATGTCTCAAATGTATTGATTCGGTAAATCTTAATGCCTGTGTAACAGTTTGTCTATGCGTACTAATTTTCCATAAGTAATTGTTTTCAGAATCTTTAAAATACTTTCGTAGATCATCGCCTAATTCGACATTTGTGTCTATTATAAAACTATTTAAATCTTCTTGAAATAATTTAAATGAACTAACTAAACAATTCATAAATTACCTCCAATCGGCGTGTTCGGTCTATGTTCCTTTTTAAGATAGGTACAACGTACAACAGTATCGGTAGGCAACAATACACGATTAAACAAGATAGTCCAAAAATTTTGATAGATACATCTAGTTTTAGTTGGGACTATACATTCGTCAAAATAATCGTATCGATTATTAGCATCGTTACTAAACGCAAATCTTCTTAATAATTTAGCATGTTTGACTGACCACAATGTGTAAAACTTATATCGTCCCTCGTGTTCATGAAAATTTATAGCCGCATCTAATAATAATCTGACATGATCTTTATTTTTAGCTGATCGAATCATAGTACCATACCAACAAGGTTCTGTTGAACTAATATAAAATGCTATTAATCCTTGAATGTCGCCATTTTCGTCTTGTAATCCTAATGCTTTATATTGTTTTAATCCTGTAAGATAGGTATTTGAAAAAGCAGCATGATAAATTTTTTCAACGCCATCGTTGGGATCACCGGTCCCAAAATAAGTTTGAAAATCTGCCCCCATATAGTTTTTAGTATAAAACAAATGTAAGATAGCATCTTTATGCGTTTCGTTTAATTCTATAAGTTTCATTCTACTAGCCCCTTTAATTGTTTGACTGCGACATCATAGGGTATACCGTCTAAACTGGACTCTAATCTAGGAACTTGATCGATACCAATGCCAGCATAAGCAACACTATTAAAAGCGATTAATTTTTCGAATCCGTGTCTTTTAAATTTTTGCCTAAAATTATCAAACAATTCTTTTAAAATTTTATTTTTACTTGAGGCCGCGGTAAGTTTATAATTAAATTTTTCTGTTACTAACTTTTTAACACTCTCGCATTCTAAATAATATAGCAACATTTCTGGTGTATAAGAAAACCATTCGTTGACTAGCGGGATATTAAACTTGTTAGAAAATCGCATAGCACCACCGTCTTCGTTTTCGCGAAAGGCATAATACCAAAAACTATCAGTTTTATTAACTTGTCTTGTAAGCCCAGCCTCGCCGCCCATGACTGCTGGAGCACCTAATTTTAAGATATTTTTAAATATTGTTAGATAAGTTATTTGCGTACCTTGTACACTCTCGCCAAATTCTTTAGCTTCGCCCGAATAATAAAATTCTTTTACATTAAAATCTAAAATTTCTAATTTTACATCTAATTCTTCAGCTACACTTTTTGCTTCCTCAACTTCAGAGGCATTATAGTCATTTTCAAATCTCACTACCGCGCACTGAGGTTTAACCCCGTTATGTATAAAACTTCTTAATACAAGTTCACTATCTGTGCCACCTGATAAAAACAATACAAGATCATTTCCTAAATCTTTATGTACTAAATCCGCCGTACGGTGCATTTCATTTGAAAATGAACTAGTTCTATATTGATCTGGATCTACAGCGCCTAAAATAACTTCAAATTTTTCAGTAGGAGTTTCTCGATATCCATATTCTCTGCCACCTATAGAATACTTTAGATGATTTTGATGGGTAAAATTCATTAAACCTTGCGTCCATCGAGTATTTGTTTTCTACTTTCCTTAGTAGCAATTAATGGTAAAAATATTAAACTAAAATCCCATTCAGATTTCTTACCGCTAACACTAGTCCCAAAATCGTAGGCGCTTGCTTTAGAATGATGATTGTTATGCCAACCCTGTCCCCATGTAATCCAAGCAAGTAGCGGAACATTACGACTATCATCTTTAGTATCAAAGTTTCTATAACCATAGCCTGGCGTATGACAGAATACATTGATATTACTTTCCATATATAAACTTAAGGCGGCTGGTATCATAAAACCAAATAATAGTAACTCCCATGACATTAGTCCGACTATAGTGTAAGTAACTAATATAATCCAATTATAATTTTTAGCAAACCACATGTGCATTGGATCTTTAATCAAGTCGATGGCATATTTAGGATTGAAATATTTGTCCCAGTCATGTAACCAACTATGCCAAGCATACCATTTTCCTTTACTAGGAGCATGAGCATCTTTTTCAGTATCAGAATATCTATGATGGCTTCCTCGATGTACAGCGGCCCAACCCAAAGGACTTCCTTGTAAACTCAAACAGCTGATCCAAAGTAAAATTGGTTTTAATCCTGGGCGTAATTCAACGGCTCTGTGGCTTACATATCTGTGTAGTATAACAGCAACGCCCAATCCTTCGATTATAATCCATCCAATTAATACTTGTAAAAAATTGACCCAAGTAAAATCAAAAAATATCAAATAAAGGATTGTACCCAACCAAGCAATAGCGTGAGTAGGATAAAGGATATAGTTAAGGAAAGAATTAGTTTTAGGCATGCTGCTATTTAAGTAAATATGAGATGATGACAAAAATAGTTGACTTTGCCACAAGTTTTGATAGCAAACTTTGGAACCAATTTCAACAATATGTGATGACAACAACGGATAATTTAAAATATAATTACATCGATCTAGACCCTCGTAATTACGTTTCATTTCCCGTAGTAATAATCAACAATGTAATTGTATGCTTTAGTGGGTTACAAATTAATAACGAATGGTGGGGCTCTGGTATTGGTAGAGTTAGTACAAGAATGTGGATTCATCCAGACTACAGACATTCAGGAAAATTTACTAGTGGGTCAAAATTCCTGAATACTACATATTGTTTACCGTTGCAGTTAGCCAAAGCAAGGCTAATTGGGTTAGATTGTGTGTTTATTAGTCGGGGAGATAACTTAACAGGCTTTGAAGAATACTTAAAATTAATTGAAGTTAATTGTAATACTATTTTTACAATGAAACCTAACAAGTATGCTATAAATGGTCCTGCTTATATAGAAGATCCAAATAGTATGAAACAATGGGTAATGCTACATCATTTAACAGATCAAGGCGAAGAGTGCTGGAATAGGAATATGGAAAAATATGTTTTATAAAAATAATTGGTTTTCGTGGACATATGACAATGGTCCTGAATACGGCCCTAAGTTACACCCCAAGGCAGAATTCAAAATAATACTCAAAAATACGATTGATCGTCCTGTAAAAAGTTACTACGAAGAATTACTTGAAAATGGCAGGATTATCAGAGATACATTTTCTGGACCGCTTGATTTATTATTTTCTGGCGGAGTAGATAGTGAAATTATCTTACGAGTCTATAAAGACCTCGGCGTCCCGATTAATGTTTACATTTTTAAATACGAAAATAATTATAATCTTCCAGAATATACACACGCACTCAAAACTTGTAAGGATCTAAATGTTACTCCTAAGATTATAGACTTTAACTTGCAAAAGTTTTTTGAAAATGAAGCATACGATATACAACAAAAAGTATTTGCTTCTGAATCTGGTTGGCTACCGCATATGAAATTAACAGAGTACTGTGATGGACTACCTATTTTAGGAAGTGGCAATCCATACATTAGACGCAGAAGTCGTGATATGAGTAAGAAATATCCTTGGGTATTTGAACTAGACGAGAAATGTCATCACTGGGCTATATATCATAAAACCATAAATCGTCCATGTATAACTGATTGGTATGAATATTCTCCAGAATTACTGGTATCATATTTTAACTTGCCTTTTGTTCGGCAATTATTAAATGATGAAATTTCTGGTAAGCTATCTAATGAGTCTACAAAGTGTCAAGTACATCAAGAATATTGGCCCACTTTAGATTTACGACAAAAGCTAGTTGGGTTCGAAGGGCAACATCCAGATAAATCCAAATCGTTGGTACAGCCCTTTATGCTAGAATTTGGAAAAAAATATATTCGTGGGGTAGTTTCAGACAAGAGTTATATTTTTTCACAAGAAGAATTAATTAAGCAGATCGGTTCTTAGTAACCCATTGTCCGAAATGAATGCAGTGATCTTCTAAGTGATTAACGGTTTTCATCAAAGGAAAATATTTTCCTTTTTGTAATTCGATTGTGCTAACATCTTCGTTAAATACATCGCTTAATGTTTCAAAGTCATGTCGTTTGTCGGTTGTAGTTACTGGGTCGTAGAAAAATTGTGTAATCCAATCAAAGCCAAACTCATTATCTGTATCATTAGGTATTGTATAGTTGACCGATAAACATCCTGGGCTATATTCAATAAATGTAAAGGGATAGATAAACAACCACCATCCGGTACTACACGTTTGGAGTATCCAACCATTGCCTTGCTCCATGCCAACATTGTCTAAGTTTGTTACCTTGGCAAGAGTAGGGTGTACGACATCATCGCCTTTGCGTATATGTAATAAGTCTGCTTGAATTTCCATCATCCAAAGCCAACTACCAGAACTTTTACCTTCTACTATATGACTAAATTCTAAATTAGTTTCTTTAGCAAGATCTTCTACCCAGTAGTGATCGGGTTCTACAAAATCTTTAAATACTAATCCAGATTTACCAACTACAGCAACACCGCATGATAATTTTTTATCATTATTGACAGCAGTTCCATCTTTAGCCCACTTGTAGCCATGAAATTTACAAACTATTTCATTTACAATTTTTCCAGGTTCGCCAAGTGGATACATACGATGGGGACAATACCGGTGAAATAAATTTACATCGGTATCGCCTTTATTAAGAATATATTCTGGAGCAACGAAATTTCCAAAATCTAATGCTGAAATATGTGATAGTATTTTAGGAGGGTTGTCAAATAGCATAAATGTATTTACATTAGTGTGAATTTATGTTAAAATAAATAGATCATGCCAAATTATAACATTATTTTATTTTCCGATATATATCGTCCGCTACACGGTAAAGGTATGGGAGTATACCGTCTAGCAAATCATTTGAGAGAAAATGGTTATACTGTAAAAGTCATACACGGATATGTAAAGTTATCCGACGAACAATTCTATGAATTGGCTAATCAATTTATCTCTGATAGTACAGTATTAGTCGGGCTTGGGGCCACAGTACTAGCAAATTTAGAAGACTCTCAGTTCTTTGGTATTACAAATGACAAAACTCGCGAACGTTTCACACAACTAAAAGAACTATTTCCGCACATAAAATTATGTTTAGGTGGAGCACAAGTTACTGGAGCAAACGATGCGTTTTTAGCAAACTTTAATTACTTTGACTACGCAGTCAAAGGACAGGGCGAAACCGCTATTATAAAATTGCTTAAACATATTACACAAGGTGAAAAGATTACATTTAATACTGTGACTAAACCTAGAATTATCACAGATAAGACTTATGCCTTTGATGACTTTAATTCTACATTTAACTATTTTACTAACGAGGATGGAATCCAACACGGGGAAGGCTTGCCTATTGAAATAGCCCGCGGCTGTATTTTTAAATGTAAGTTTTGTGGGTATGACCTTATTGGTAAGAAGATGGGCGACTATACTAAACAAAAAAATCTCATTCGTGAAGAATTAATTCGCAATTACAACGAATGGGGCACAACTGATTACTATGTTGCCGACGAAACTATTAACGATAGTGAAGAAAAAGTAGATATGTTATTAGATGCCGTTAGCAACTTACCTTTTAAACCTACATTCGGCGGCTTTTTACGATTAGACTTGCTATGGAAGTTTCCTAGTATGACACAAAAGTTAAAAGACATGGGTTTAGAAGCTTGCTCCTTTGGACTTGAAACTATTAATGATCGTAGCGGTAAAGCAGTAGGTAAGGGCTTGGGAGTAAAACGTATAGAAGAAACACTTAACAAAATTCACAAAGTGTGGAAAGATGATGTATTTGTTAATGCTAGTTTTATTCTTGGTTTGCGTTATGATACACCAGCTACAGCACACGAGCTTGATGCGTGGTTAGCAGAACAATACAAAAACAAAACATTACATTCATTTTTTGTTAAGCCTTTGTATATTATGCCAACTACTGGTATTAGCTATTTAGATGAACATTATGCTGAAAGTGGTTATAGAATTATGGATACTAGTGAATTTAAAATTATTAGTGATAGAATACGAACGGTAGTTCAAGATGATTGTTTAATTTGGCAAACAGATACTTACAATTTTATCGAAGCGACCCGCGATGCTGACATAATTCATGAAAAGTATAATAAATTAAAATTAGCAAAAGGTAAGATTGGTAAACATAATTTTGCCTTTGTTAAATCATTACTTCCAGAACAGTATAAAGCTCAATTACTCCCGGCTGTAATCAATAATCGTCCATTTGATGGAATGACCGTTTCTGAAACCGAAGAATATATCAAACAATTAGATATAAACCACTTTCAAAAGTACTTGACTTTGTTGTAAAAAAACTGTATTATAAATTATTATTCGGAGAAATTATGAATTTTTTAAATCGATTTACCTTGGCGTTTATTTTGGCTATGGCAGTTTCTATTTCAGGAAATGCCGCTGGATTTTATCCTAACAAAAAACCAGTTACAGTTATTATTCCGTTTGCGCCAGGTGGTGGTGTAGACATGACTTTTAGAAATTTACAAAAATATTCTATAGATAGAGGAATTGAATTAGTTGCTGTGTACAAACCTGGAGCAGACGGGATTGTAAGTATGCGCGAATTACAAACAGCATCCGCAGACGGATACACTATTACAGTTACTACAGTAGGAGTAGTAGCTAACTATACGCTACAATATCCTAATGAACAAGTACAAGTAATCGGCGGCATCCGCGACAGTATAGGTGCTTTTGTAACTAATCCAAAAACATCTATTATGTCCATAGACGATCTCACTAAAGGATTAGCTCGTGGTGACGATATAAAATTTGGTTACGGTGCGCCAGGCCAACTTATGTTGTTGGAACAGTTGTTTGTATTTGCTAAATCTAAAAACAAACCTTTATTAGTTCCTTATAAGGGAGGCGGTCCAGTGATCAACGATTTATTAAGCGGCACAGTTGATGTAGCACAAGTTCCTTTTACCTTAGTGAAAGGTCATGTAGATGCTGGTAAACTTAGATTGTTGGCTACTACAAGAGCTAAACTTCCTGAATATAATGCTCCAACAATAGAATCTAAATTTCCTAAGTGGAAAGAATATGATGGGTTTGGTATTGTTGTACACAAAAACACAGATCCTTCTGCTGTAAGATTTTGGGGCGAATATTTAAACAATTACCTCAGTAACAAACAAGTTCAAGAAGAATTTGTAAAAGATTTTACAATCAAAGCTACTCCAGGCGCACAGCCGTTTATCGAAGCTGTGAATGCTAGTAAACAAAAATTAGCTAAGATTAAAAATTAAGAGTATAAATAGTATTATGGACATCAATCAATATGCTAATAGAACTAAATTTAAACAACTACCAGCAGACTTTAATCACCAAGATGGTGCCAAATTTAAAAGCTCCTGGGATTATAGTAAAACTTTGAGTAATTATCATTTTGATAAATTTAAAGAAGAACAAATTGGCGATTGGTTTCATTTATTAGGAAATTTTGAAGGTATAGATCCTGCTGATGTTGCTAAAATTATAGAAAAATCTAAAGAACTGGATTGGGCGGCCATTACTAAGTCAGGCAATCGTCCAGGATTTAAGGGTGGTGTTAGCCCGATGATTAGTCAAGAAGAACACGATAGAGAAGTTCGCGGTCTTAAGGACATTGAATACACTAATGTTGTATTAGAAGATTATTTAGATCAGTTTTCCAGTATTAAAAAGATTGTGGATTATTGGTGTTTAGAAAATGTAAGTTACCGCGCTCATGTACAATGGCCCGGTCAATTTTTTGCTGTTCACGTCGATAAACTATGGCATAGAAATCCAGGAGATCCATCACGCATTGTTCGTATTATTGTAAATTTAGATGATTTTGAACCAGGCCAATATGTAACATACGGCAATTTATTTCACAATCAATGGCACGCCGGCGATGTACACATTTTTGATACATTAAATGTACCGCATAGTACAGCCAATGTTAGTACTAAACCTAGACCTAATTTAACGATTACTGGGTTACGGACTGCTGAAACAGATAAGCGATTAGCAGAAGCCACCCCTACCTCTGTGTATAAACTATGAATAACAATAGTTGTTTTGAAAAATTAAATATCACACTTCCGAAAGATCATCCAATTTTTACGGATCACTTAAATTACAATTACCAACATGTAGATGTTAAGCTATATGATAGTAATAGAACTTTTCTTAGACATAATTTGACAGCAGATTATTTTAAGGGAGAACCTATTTACGATTTAATGAAAAAATATAATTTAGGGGCTAAAATATTTTTAATAGAGTCAGAACATCAATATAACTGGCATCGAGATGCGTGGAGAATGTGGTCATTTAATTTGTTATTAACAGATGACGATGACTATCTAACACTTTTTGCTCATGAATATCCTAAAGAAATTAATTTGGATATTACTCAATTTACCTATCAGCGATTTAGTCGTTTAAAATACGAACCGCAGACTTTTTATCTGTTAAATGCTCAAATTCCACATATGGCAATTAACTATAGTAAAAAAAATAGGTATGTATTAACTCTTGCTGCATTTAGTAAAACACCAACAACTACATTGTTAGGTGGTCCGGCTGATTTTACATCTTATAATAATTTAGTGTCAGATTTGGACCAACAAGGATTAATTGCTAATGCAAGTAGTAATACTAACAACTAATACAGACCCTGGTCGACAAGTAAGATATTTAGGGCCATACCAAATTGCGTGGTGGCTACGGCAACATGGATTTTCAACACAAGTACTAGAGTTCTTATATTTTATGACTAGTGAACAAAGATTAACATTGTTTAAAAAGTTTATAACGCACGAAACAAAAGTAATAGGATATTCTCCATTTTGTATGCTAGAAAGTCCGCAACAAATGACAAAAGGTGAACAACCAATATTTGATATTCTTAATGAAATCAAGGATAACTTTCCCTGGGTTAAAATAGTTGCCGGAGGCCAATGGGTAAGGGGATTTATGTCTGGGGGGTATAAAAAAATTAATTTTAAATTAGATGGGATATTTGATGGCGAAGCAGAACATTCTTTTTTAGAATATTGTAATTATATTTTTAAAGGCACACTAGCTCCTGTTTTTACGCTAGGACCAGGACTTAACAAAATTTATAACGCCACTACTTTATACAATATTCAATCATGTAATATGACATTTGCTGAAAATGATTTTATTTTGCCAGGCGAATCTTTACCTTTAGAATTTAGTCGGGGTTGTATTTTTAAATGTAAGTTCTGTCAGTATCCACATATTGGAAAAGACAAAGATGATTTTAACAAAGATATGTCGAACATTAGAGATTCTCTTATATCTAACTACGAAAAATTTGGAACCACAGCTTATCACATCACAGATGATACATTAAACTCGCACAGGGAAAGAACTAAACAATTCTATGCTATGACTAAAGAGTTACCGTTTAAAATAGAATTTATTGGGTATGTTAGAATGGATTTATTAAGTATATGGCCGGAGCAACTTGAAATATTGCCTGAGTCTGGATTGTCTAGTTGTCATTTTGGAATTGAATCATTTGATCCGCTTTCGTGTACTATGATTGGCAAGGGATGGGGAGCTAAGAATAACAAAAAGTTTTTAACATACATTGGCGAAACATGGGGAGATGATGTTATTGTTAATGTTTCTATGATTGCTGGATTAGGTAAAGAAACAGAACAAGATTGGGAAGAATCCAACGATTGGTTAATACAATCTAAAGTACACGACTGGCATTATAATAAATTGTATATAGCGCCTACATTAGGGTTAAGCGAATTTGAAAAAGAACCAGAAAAATATGGTTACAGATTTAATGGACCAGATTGGGAAACAGATTTTGTAACAGAAAGACAGGCTCACGCTTGGTGCGAAAATAATCGTAAACAAACAAGATCAATCAGAATTCCAAGCGTGTGGAATTATTCGTCTTTAAAAAATCTAGGGTTTACTCGCGATGTTATTTTAAATTCTACTTACAAAAAAATACACAAAATAAGAAAAGAACAAAATTTAACAGATATAATGATTAGTAAATATTACGATAAAGCTATGGAGTATTAAATGTATCTTGACGGGAAAGTTCAGATATTAGGAAAACTTAATGTTACTGATATTAAAAAACCATTATTAGAACTACCTGAAATGGTATGGGCTCAAGATTCCAGGCGTAAAGTCAATAAAAATTTTAGCGATTGTCATAGTTTGTGGCTACAAAATCATACCGAAACTCTTGACAATTTTCTACATACTATTAATAATATTAATATATGCGAAAATGAAGAATTTAAAAACAGTTGGGTAAATTTATTAAATCAGGTAGAAAAAATAATTAATGGTTCTACTGTACGGGCTTGCATCATAAGATTACCGCCAGGGCATAAAGTTCATAGACATACAGATGGCCCATATAACATATTTAAATATTGCCGTAGGATTGTTCTGCCAATAATACACGACAGTACTCCTTATTTGTACTTTGATGATGATCAGTATATTTTTGAAGATGGTGTTGTATATGACACTAACGGATATATTCCTCACTGGGCGCAAAATAATAGTATTACAAATATATATACTGCTGTTATTGATGTGCTACCGGCCAACGAAACGGCAGTCACGATTAAAGAACATTCAAATACACCTGAAGTATACAAATGGTTAGATGAAATCGGAGTTAAAAAATCATACGACAACTGTTTGTTACCACTGTGGGAAAAATACTTAGATGATGCTAAACAAAAATAAATTTACGGCAGTTTTTGCTGATACAAGTATTTTGAAAAGCACAACCGATTTGAATCTGTTCCGCGATTATATTCTGGAAATTTGTCTTTACTCGTAGCAAAAAATACACATTTAGAAGGCTCAACTCCTAACTCTTTACAAAAATATTTTTGTACATACTGATAGGCATTGTAGTTATAATCAGGACTATACACATTTAGCAATTCTAATCCTACCGCGGCTGCAATACGATTAACATAGTTATTCTTATTATAAACAAATAATGGATCATTGTTATCTTCTCGAGTTAAACGCATGCCCACTCGCATAAAACCTACAGGAAAACTTTTTGCTAGACTAAAGGTAATATCAGTAATACAACTATAATTAAAATTCATAGTTAAGTTGGCACACGCACCGTAATAACAGCAATCTATTAATACAGGCACATCCAACTTGCTACAAGTAGTTAATATTTCATTCATTCTTGTATGCTCGCCGCCTGTGTCGGCAAATGGTAAACTTATTACTATAACATCGTTGGAATCTATTGGCGCATCGTCTATATGCGGTGCTAATTCAAAATAACTTTTACTAGCGGCGGCATGATACATATACTCGCCTTTAAAATAGCGTAGTCTACGAGTTTTATTTTTTAAATAAAACTTATCGAATGCTTCTGTTGATCCGTTAGTAATTACTTTAGCAGTAAAGTTTTCTAATCCTGTAATTGTGTTGTTCTTTGTTTCTAAAATCCAGTCGTAGAATCTATTTAAAAATTTAGTGTGTATAGTAGGGTTATTCAAGCATCCGTCTCGTGTAACTTTGGTAATAATTTTATTAACTTCTGCTTCCATATAAGGATCAGAAATTGCGTGAATGCTACCATACGGAAGACTTTTTAATTTTAATAATTCTTGTGGTGTCATGATATAAAAAATTTTTTAGATGCTATAAATTTATACATAGTTGTAGTAAGCCCAGTATAAATCATATCGGGTCTCAGTTGGCTAGTATGCAACTTTATCATATCCTGGTAACTATTTTTAAAATTCTTTAATTCTGGACTTCTGTAAATCCAAAAGTGTTTATCGGAACGATTGAGAGCTAGTGGTTTTGATGCTTGAAATCGATTAGTCCAATTATCATACAGTACACTTCTTAAATTTTTTTGTTGTATTTGTATTCGTTCAACAAATTTTCTTAAATTAGTTTTAACTTCTTTATCAAACACAGCAGATTTTAAAATAGTGTCAGTTCTAAATGCAGCAATAGCCGCACTAGCAGTTTCAAAAGTAATTAACGGAAAACTTGGCGCCCAGTAAAAATATTCAGTACCGTATACATTACATGGATTTGGAGTACCCATAGTTGTAGCAGAATCGAGAAAAAACATATAAGCTGACCCATCATCTTCAAAATAAATTTGAGGTTTATCAATACCATATATTGAACCAACTCGCTTACCTTGGTCAATTAATTTTAATTCCGATGGAGACCAAGTAGCTAATGATGGAACTTCAACATCGTGCCAGTGATTAACTATTTTAAAAATTTCTTCACTACCGATTAAACTTCTATCTTTAAACCAATCAACTATTTCTATTTTAATTTCTGGATAAGTTTTAGAAATATCATCGAGTACAGGCTTAATAGCGTAATCCCATTCGCTCAAATAGTTACGAGCTGATTTTTCTGTTGTATTTGGTTTATAAATTACTGAATTTGCTGTTAATGTATCATTACACCACTTAACGCATATTTCGTCTAATTTAATTCCATTATCGATAAACGAGCGCAACACATTATAACTATCTGCTCCGCCAGAAAAATATAAAATTAAATAATCGTATTTGTCTCTTAATTGTTGTGCTCGTTGTTTATATACTTCTTGTAAACTAAAATTTCCTAGTTGCGATCTATCAAACGATTCCCATACCTCGTTAAAAAATTTATAATGTACCGGTAAATTTTGTTTTGTGGCATAAAGTAATGCTTCGTACTTATTGATAAATTTTTGATTGTTGACTAACCAATATCCTTGCGGAAAATTGTCAAATGCATCCATATTAGTACCCTAGTGTAGTTGCTCAAAAAATTTTGAAGTTATTCATCTTTGAGACAAGTATATATCCTAGTATAGTGCTATACTAAAAATTAAAAGAACTAGGTTAATTTATGATAAAGTTTCGTTTGTTGTAACGGTCATGCCATTAGCTCTAATATACGCAAATCGAATACTTTGCTCCGGTAGTTGATTTCTTAATGAAAACCAATTAGCATAATTTTCTACAGAATCAAATTCAAAAGTCATAACTCTGGTATTTACATCTATATCTACGGTAGTTTGTCTAATAAATCCTGGTTGCAAACTAGTCCAGGTATTAATACGAGTAACAATCTGCCGATTCTCTTCAGAAAAATCGGGAAACCATAATACACCGTCTGGTTTAGTTGTTGTTAATGTGAATGTTAGTAGCATATTGTGCTGCTCCTTATAATCTATTTATCGAAGAAGCGGTTATTATTTATATTAGTTTAAATAGCTTTTCAGCATTGCGAAATGCGATATTTTCTAAATCTTTTTGCGATAATTCTAATTTATATAAATCGTCGACATCGTTCCATTTATTTGACCCTGCTGGGTCAACGTGCGGATAATCAGTATTAAATAGTAAACGGTCGCTGCCAAATTGGTTTATTAAGTAGTAAACATTGTCTTTATTTTCTACTTCTATAGTAATGAATATGTTTTTTTTAAAGTATACTATTGGATCTTCTTTACAGATTAGTTTAGTTTCGTTATACGCACTTTTTAAATTTTCAAATATAGGTTTTATAAATTTTTCAGCAGTTTCGCTGAATATTACCCGAAGTTTAGGAAACCTATCAAAAGTACCATTTGTTATCCAATCGTAGATAGATATTCTAACTCTGCTAATTGGGTTTCCGTTTAATACATCATTAATAGTATTGTTGCCATTGGATGTAATTTTATGCATAAAATGATGCTGATATATTATTAATTCTTTTTCTTCGCATATAGCAAAAATTTCATCTATTCTTTCTTGATTTGATATTGGACATCCGGCAAATTGTGCTGGGTTATATGAAACACAATCTATATAGATGGCTTTAAAATTGTTAGAAATAATCCATTTTATTTCTTTAAGAGCAAGCTCTATATCTTGTAAAGGCACTAAAGCTACAGCAAAAAATTTATCAGGATATTGATCAACAATTTTTTTAATTTCTATATTATAACTATGAGCCATTGCTGCCGCAAGATTTTTTTCTACAGAGTAATTAAATCGCATTGCTCTTTCTTGCGGAGCAAGTAGTTGTAAATCTATTTTTAATTTTTTAAAATCGTTTAATCTTATATCAATATTGTTAATTCCAGCTTCGTCACAATAATTATTAAATTTGTTAGTAGGGTCCTCGAAGGCACAAGGGTCTTGATCAAATTGTATATCGATTACACGATTGTGTGAGTCAAAAACATATCTAGGAAGAAACTGTTGATATTGTTCTTCAATATTTTTGTAAATATCACAAGTTAAAAAATGACTGTCGCAGTCGATGATTCGCATGCAGCTATTTAGTCGCCCATTTTTTATAAGTTGGGACTACTACTCGCTCTACATAGTCAGATTTGCGATTCATATCAACATTATATCCTAGATTTTTAAAATATTCGTATCTATTTGCTTTTACAAATCCAACAGTCAACGCATCTGCTAGATTACGATTATCCGGGGTATCTCGATTTACCGCAACAGCAAAAAAATTAACTAAATTTGCGGTAGGCGCATATTTGTGTAAACTAGGCACTCCGTCAATAGAATCAGCATCGGCTACACCTAAAATACGAACAGCGCCTTCTTTTTGTTTAAAAAAGCCATAAGCATCTGATTGCATATCTATATGGCCTCCTAATAATGCGGTGTACGATTCGGTACTACCCTTAAATCGTATAGCTTGTATATCGTGATGACTATATTTTTTTAGTTGTTCGACTAACATATTATGTGATTCGCCGGCCACTCCAATATTAATACGCTGGCGTGGTATATTTTTATTAAACAATTTGTCTAAGGTTTTAAATTGACTCTTGCTACTAACACCAATTGCTAATGGACTAGACAACACCGGGCCAACAAATTTTAATCGTTGAATAAAATTATTTTCAGGATTAGCAATAGCTTCAAATAGTACTTGCCCGCCTGATATTCCTAACGCATTCTTATTGCCAACTGGCAGAGCAAAATAATATTTTAATGCGATAACACCATTCGCACCTACTTTATTTTCTACTGTAAATTTAAAATCAGTATAGGCCTCAGCATCGCCCGCTAGTGTTCGAATGATAGTGTCGGTACCACCGGGCCCGTAGCCTACCGTAATAGTCGTTGTATCTGTTGATGCCCACGCATTGCCGACGAGTAATGTTAATATTAATAATATTTTTTTCATTGTGCTGTTTTTCTTTATATAAGTTCAATACTTAGCATACAAATTGCTCACCAAAAAAAAAGGACTCCGAAGAGTCCTTTGATTTCAATACTTGTTAATTAAGCATTTTTAATGCGATTAACCAAATCATCCGAGAAGTATGTAGTATACTTGTCATAGATTGGAGTCATCATTGCTTTAAATTTAGCAACTTCTGTATCGTCCCACTTAGTAATGGTAACACCATTTTCGCGGCATTCTGCTTCAATACGAACAGCATCTTCAACACTTTCAACACGCTCAATCTTAGCACTGGCTACACCAGCAGCCTTCATAGCGGCTTGTTGCTCTTCAGTTAAAGTATTCCAAAATTCGCGATTAACAATGATACTGGTACAAGAAATGTTGTGTTCCATATCATTAATAAACGACATCGCTTTGTCTTGGTTTAATGGATAGTAACGAGTATATGTACATTCGCCGGCTTCTACTTCGCCAGACAATGTACGCTCTGTTAATTCTTCAACTGGGAAGAATGTAGTTTCAGCACCCAACGCATCAAATGTATCTTTGATAACTGGACCGCTACTAACACGGAATTTAACGCCTTTAAAATCTTCTACACTAGCAATAGACTTAGTAGCAGGGATAGTTCTGAAACCACCACTGTATGTAAATGCTAATGCTTTGATCTTGTCGCCGCCTTCGGACTCTAGTTTGCCTAAAAGCTCTTCACCGATAGCACCGTCGAATACACGAGCAGCATGATCATGATCTTTAAACAAAAATGGCATGTCGATAACATTCATTGTACGAGAATAGCGATCTGCTAACCAAGTTGTATATAATTGACTTACTTGAATCTTACCAGCTTCCATTAAATCTAAAACATCTTTCTTGCCAACAGGTACACCATTATTGTACTTGGCGCTATATTCACTGTCTGTTAATACTTCAATTTCGATTTGCCCTGGAACACGCTTTTCTAGCGCATCCTTGAAAAATTTAGCGGCACGAATAAACAAATACGCGGGATCATGGGCAATAACCCAGGTAATTTTCTTAGTTTGATTCATCATTTCTCCTTGTGAAAGTATACTGTTATTTAGTCTCAAGAATTATTTTCTAACCGTATTTTGAAATTTTCTATGGATCCTATACCGTAATAGTTGGTATATGATTTAAATGCATGTCCTTTTGTATATGGATTATCGCGTAAATAGGTGGGTTTTATGCTGTTAAAAAAGTTAGTGAAATCGCTTGTTACTAGCTGGTTTAATCTGCTATCCTTATGCAAATTATAAAACCACCAATCGTGATCTGCCATAAAAACACTTTTGGATTTTGACGCTTGGAAAGAGTTATATTTTATATCTGGGTAGATTATGGGAACGGTAGCTCTTTGTAAAAACCCATTATCATAAGCTAATTTTTTTTCTGTTGGCCATGAACTATTGAGTATAATATCTTTTATATATTGATGTTGTGGCAAATTAAACATAGCTTTTGAAATTTCATGCGATTGTTTTGCTAAAATTTCTGGCATGCGAGGAGTAGTATAAAAAAGAACTATATCTACATTGGAGTAAAAATCAGCAAACGGCGGTCTTGGGACATTTACACCTACATCTGTTATGCTATTAAAAATTTTATTTTCGTGGATTATTAACATTGGTTTTTCGCTACCATATATAACCGCAATTTTTTTACCTTGATCTGCTAGTTGTCTAATATGAGTTAATTTAGAAAGATCATATCGTGCTGAGGTAGTAGGATGTATATGATCAGATGATTTATATATCCATTCATCAGTTTTAAAATCTAACATAGTCTCAAAAAAATCATTAATTGAAATTTTTATGTTAGGATATTTTTGAGCTACTTCTTTTAAATAAGGAGTGGTAGTTAAAAACCACTCACTAGCATTATTGGTAGCACTGGTATCATATGACGCTTTGAAGTCACGCAACCCTGATAACGGAATACTTGATACTATTTCGTCTACATGAATATTATTACTTAAAAAGCTATGTAATACATTTGTACTATCGGCACCACCACTGAACATAACAATAACATAATCATACTCGTCTCGAATTTGCTGAGCTCTAATTTTATAAAGTTCAGTTAAAGATGTGGAGGGTTCAACACTCCAGTTAATTTTTCTAAATCTAGCTTGATGAAAATCCCAAGTAATTTCCGCATTAGTTTTGTTAGCTTCTAATATTGCTTCAATCTTGTCAGTGTATACTCTATCATTGACGGAGTAAATTCCTAAATAATCTTTCATAGTTTTGGTTCCATAAATTTTGTATAGTGACCAATTTTATATGTTTGGATAAATGATGTAAACCCAAAAACAGTTCCAGTTTGATCAATTTTTAAATATTTTTTATTTAAATTTTTATAAAATAAACGGAAGTCACTGTCGATTAATTGATATATTGGTGTATCTTTGTGTAAGGTATAGAACCAATCATGCTGTTTTGGCATGAATGTAAATCGAGATTTTTGACACTGAAATACTTGCTCAACTGTAGTTTCATATATTAAAGGAACAATACTACGTTGATAATCATTCTTAGTATGATTATCTTTCATAAGATCGTTCGGCGAGTTAGGCTTCCACCATTTATTGTTGCCTAATCCCATTTTTTTTATTAAATCCAGTAACCACAAATTTTCTTTTTTGTGAGCAACCTTTGACACAACATGAGCTTGTTTAATCATAATTTCAGGAAAATTGGCCGCCCAGTAAAATAATATACGATCTACATTAGGATAATTTTTATCAAAAGGGGCATCGGCAACATTTACTCCTGTGTCAGATATTATTGTGTATATATTACCTTCTTGGTCGTATCGCAAAGCTGGCTTGTCAATGCCCCATACTACTCCAATTCGTTTCCCCTGTTCGGCTAAGTCTACAATATGTTTAAACTTATCCAATCTACCTTTAGCATTTACAACAGGGTTAATCCAGTCTTGACAATTATATAACCATTCGTCTGTTTTATAATTTATAATATTTTCAAAATAGTCATTGAATGTAATTTTTACATTAGGATATTGGCTAGCAATACTAGTTAATAGTGGAAATAGCGCATATTTGGTTTCGCTTATAGTATTGTTTACTGAAGTATCTTGATCATTCCAGTTCCAGTTATTTAAACCTGACATGGGCGCTCCTGCTACTATTTCGTCTACATGAATATTATTATCTAAAAAACTTTTTATAACATTGGTACTATCAGCACCGCCACTACACATCACAATAACATAGTCGTATCTATCGCGTATTTGCTGAGCCCGCATTTTGTACAGTATATCTAACGAAAGATCGGGCTCAGTAAGCCAGTCAATTTGATTAAAGATATCATTATGAAAATTCCAAGTAATTTCAGCTAAGGTTTTTTGTGCTTCTAAAACAGCTTGAATTTTGTTTGTATATTTTTGATTATTAACTGAATAATAACCTAATTCGTTTTCCATAGTACCTATTTATTAAAACACAATTCATTAAATTTGTTTTGTATCCATTCACTATCATTTATTTTTTGTAATTCATCGGTGTTATTTTGATAAAACAATCCAAATTTTTTGCCAGCAAGTGCTCCAGCAATAGACCATTTTCCAAACTTTTTATCTTCACCAGCTGTACACCAAACATCTAATCTTTTCATACTTTCTCTTGCTTGTTGTCTTTTTAAAATATTGCTACTTAATTTAGCACACTCTCTAAATGCGCTGCGAAATGTATTGAATTCATCAGTGTTAAAATTAGTAGAATTACTTATTTTTTTCATTAGTTTAAATTTATCACTAACACTAGTAGTCATGTCGACACAATTTAAATCTACATCTAAAGTTAGTTGTTTAGGTAGCAATTTAACTCCACCATACCCATACTCTAAATCATTTATAGGATTTATACTGCGCCATACATGAACACAATCGCGGTCAAAAATACTTGGTTGATATTCAAAGTCCCAATCATCAGTTAAATACGCATCTCCGTCGACTACATAAAACATATCAGTAGTTGATAATTCTGCAGCACATATATGAGCATTTACTATACCTTTGATGCCGTTTATCCGATATGCATGTGGTGACTTTTCTAAAACTCGACGCCAGTTTTCTTCAGCATTAGGTTCATTATAACTTATGAATACTACATCTAACTGTTTTGGCAAATTGATTTTAACTGTTCCTGCTATTTTTGTACCTAGTGAATCTGTTGGAGTAATTTTAACAGCCCATATATTTGATTTGTTACCAGTCATACTATCATCGACTAACCATATGTGTTCGTATACTAAATCATAATATGGAATTCTTTCAGTAATCGTATATTCTAAATTGGGAAGTTCTGGATTATATGTTATTTTAGGAGAAACATATCCCATGTCTTTTGTACCTAACGTATCGGTATTTGATAACTGACATTTTGCCACCCAAATTTTATCTGCTGTAAGGTTAAATCGCGAATCTAAATACCAAGTCATTTCATAATTTAAATCATACCAATCTTGGATAATTATATCTTCGAATACAATGGATGAATCGATAGCTGGATTTTTGACCCAGTCAAGTTTAAGATCTACTTCCCAATACTTTTGTTCATTGATCCATTCAGCAGTAAAATATTTTGCTATCCATTGTCCTTCATATTTCCAAACTACACATCGATTAGAACTTCTTAAAGGCAAAGATTTTATATTTTTATAAAACTGATAGTTGCAAAAATCAGGATTAGCAATAATAAATTCATTGTGATCTTGGCCTAAATTGTATAGTTTTGTGTCATATAATTGAGCATTGCCTTCCCATTTTATTTTTTTTATTTTTTCTATGGGAATATAATAAACATCAAGCATTTTTAAGCCAATCATAATATTCTAGTAACCCTGCTTCTAAATCAACTGTAGGGTAATATCCAAAATCGCTTTTAGCTCTAAGTATATTTAATTGTCCCCGAACAGGAAAATCAACATCACGATTTTTAACACACACGGAACCTTTGCCTACTATATTAACTATCAGTTTGGCAGCTTCTATTAAGGTATAAGATTTGCTGCGAGCAATATTGTAAACAGTATTTTTTGTATCTTCGCTAATAGCCGCTAGTGCTATGCCCATCGCAGCGTCGTCGATATAAGTAAAATCTAAAGCATCGTCGATGCCATTAACTGTTAATTCTTCGCCTCGCATGGCTTGTGTTAAAAACTTACTGATTACTCTATCTTCAACATCGTATGGACCGTATACTGCGCTAGGGCGAACAATAGTGTAATCTAATTTATGTTGTCTGCTATAATCTTTTACTAGCCACTCGCCTGTTAATTTCATAATGCCGTACTGGCCTATGGGTTTACAATCACTACTTTCATCAATGCCATCAAATACAGCGTGTTTATTAAAATTGCCATACACCATACTACTGCTAACATAAACAAATTTCCTTACATTGTGTTTAACACTTTGCTCTAGTAAGTTAAGTAATCCTTCAATCATTACCCTGCTACCTTGTACAGGGTTCTTGTTAACTACTTTTTGTCTAGGAAAACTAGCTAAATGTATAACAACATCCACACCGTCGAATATACTATCGTCAAATGGTTCAGAAATATCAGCTAGCGTAATATTTCGAGTTCGAATTCTACATAGTCGTTCGGTCATTAGATAATCTAATTCGCTTTTAGGTATAATGCCATAATCAGTTTTGCTATCTATAATAGCACATTCGTGACGGAAACTTTCGAGTATACGAACTACATTATGTCCGATAAATCCAAGGCCGCCGGTTACTAAGATTTTCATTCAGCCCACTTCAAAAAATATTCTGTTGCGAGTTTTTCTTCTACTTCGCCGTAGACAATTATGCGATTGCCAAATGTAGCATTATCAGGTCGAATAATATATTTTGGATCCTTACAATTAGATTTGATCCATTTGCCTTTTTCTGTCTCCATAAATTCACCTAACGGAAACGCCGCATAAAGTTCGGGGTCTTCTACATCACCCATACCAAAACTATGAAAATTGATTTTAATCATATTGATATTGTAGCAGAACTTTAGGAATTTTACAACCTAAAGTTTGCCCAATATCTTATCTGTTTCAGGTTGGACTAATGCCGCAACACTTTTAATATCTACAACAAAGTCAACGTCTTTAATCTCAGTATCCATTTCAGCAAATGTTCTGGAAACTAATGCGTTGATATCTTCGATTTGTAGCCCTTGTTTGATAAGTGTATGTAAGTTAATAGTTTTTTGTTTACCGCTATTTAACTTAATTATAATTTTTTTAATGCACTCCAGTGGTACATCTGTTTTGTTTACTTCTTTAACAATAATTTCCCACTGGTCAACCAACTCATCAATTGGCAGCATCGGTCACCGCGGCTTCTGCTTTAGGTGGACGGCCACGACGCTTGGGAGCCTCTGGTTCTGCTGGAGTCCAAGTAGCTTCTGCTGGATTAACTCCTGGTACCATACGCTCGGCATCTTTTTTCATACGAGCAGCTTCTGAAATCATAGCAGTAGCTTCTTGCTCCATCTTCTTAGCTTGGGCTAACATATTGGCGGCAATGGCACGATCACTTAATACACCATCTTGCGGTGCGCTGAGTGTATCTGGGGTTTGGTAACGAGATTCAGCAGCTTGTTGTTTAGAAAGTTGCTCTTCTTTATACTTGGCTTCGGCGGCACGTTTAACTTGTGGATCAACCATACCTCTTGATGCTTCGTTCTCTTCCATCTTTTTCATAGCTTCTGCGCCTTTGTTCATTTCGTTGACTAACTTGTTAAGTTCATCTAAACGAACACTTGCGTTTGTACTAGGAGTCATAATTACATCGGAGCAACGAATTTTTTTAATCATACGCTCGGTGTGTAATGTTTCAAGAATAGGACGACCGTCTGGCAAGAAAGAACGATGTAGTGCGTCAGCTAATTGAATAGCCTGCTGACCAACATCACTTTCTACAACCTTTTGAATAGCATCCTGCCATGAAGCATTTAAAATTTCAGGATAGACTACCAAGCACATGTGCTCGTCACCTGGAACTTCGCGATATAATACTAGGACCTTGCGGTCACCATTTCTGCCTACGTGTTTAATCTGTGCCATATTATTCTCCTTGTGGTGCGTCGCTAGTTGGCTTGGCGGCATCGGGTGTAATTGTTTCTCCATCTTCGGTAATAGCATTAGTTTCAGCAGCTGCTTTAGCTTGTGCCATTACATCATTTAGAAAAGTTGTGAGCTTATCGTAGATAGCACCAACTTGTGTTAATTCGGCTCCACGGAATGCTCCGCGAGACGCCGCTAGATCTACTATGCCATGAAGAGCACCAAGATCTGCTACAGTGATTTGAGTTGAATTTTCCATATAGATATTTAATAAAGAATAAGGCTTGCTAAAAATAAAATGCCCCATAAAAGAGGCATTTTGGTAAAATTGGGTTGAGTTTACTTGAGTTTATAGTTAATATACGCCAAACCAAATGAAATTAAAGCGCCAATATAGTTTTCGTGACTCAAATCTTGAATCCCGGCTAATACTAACCAACCCATTAAAAACCAAGTGATTTCAGTTCGATTGTTAAGATACCATAATTTAAATTTATTCATAATTATTCCTTAGTGTGTTTTCTCTTCTTCATAATAAGCATATTGTCCAAATGGGGGAACAATACTTGTAGTGCCATGCATAATGAATACTGTATCGCAATAGTTTTCATCACCCCAACTGCCGTTTGGATAACCGTCCGTAAACATAATATGACGCTTAGGTTGGATATCGTTTTCTTTAAAGTAATCAAATACACAATCAAAGTCTGTGCCACCGCCCCCGTGTACTTCATAATCGCAGATAGTGTCTAGGTTTTCGCTATCATATTGTTGTGGGTTATATACTTGTGTATCAAAAGTGAGAATATGAATCTTGTATGCTGGGAAGGAATCCATAATGCCCTGTACCTCAGCTAAAAAATCTTTAAGCATTTTATCAAGCATACTACCCGAAGCATCAATACTTATAGCGATATCAATCATCGGATCAAGTTGCATACCAGGCATTACCGCATCCATATGCCAACCTCTACGACTTGCTCGCATCCAAGTAAAATCCGATTTAATTGTAGATTCAAGTTGCATACGCAATAATTCGCGCCAATTCATCTTGGGTGCTGTCATGTCTTGAATAAGACGCTTGACTCCCGCAGGCAAGTTTCCAGCGTTATCTGATGCCGCGGCAGCCGCTAGTACTGCTTCTTTAATTTCATCACGAATAGCATCTTTTTCGGCTTGTGATAATTTTGGACGACCACTACCTCCAGATTTGCCATTGTCATCTCCCTCGCCACCTTCGCCCTCGCCTTCACCTTCTAGATGGTCGTCGAGTAATTTTTCAACCAATGAATTGATATCAATTTTTTCAGCATTTTCATACAAGATGTCGTAGACTTCTTCGGCACACATGCCGTCATATTTGTGATCATACAAGCAAGGTACTGTAGTAATTTTTTCTCCAACACGATGTTTGATTAAATCACCATTTACACAATAGTCGTCGGCAATATTCCAAAGTTGCGGATTGCGATCACCTCGGCGTCCCATGTGGTCATATACACAATGTAATACCTCATGCCCAAACAAAAATTCAATTTCTTTTGGTCGGAGCATATCAATAAAACGACTATTATAATAAAAGTTACGGCCATCCGTAGCGGCTGTCGTAAGCCATTCGTCTGCGTTAACCAATTTTAATCGAGTCGCTAAATTACCAAAGAAACTAGCACGGAGTAATAAACCTACACGAGCTGTAATAAGTTTTTCGCGTACTTGGGCATCTAATTTGAAATCCATAGGACCTAGTAAGTCCTTGAACTTATCAGATTCTTTGGAATTATTAGTAGTACTTGCTGTAGCCATTACGATGTCCTTTATTATTAACTATACTACTATTATACATTTAAATGAATTGTTTGTCAACTGGCAACTTTTAGGGCAACAAGGGGTTTTTGCCCAAATAATCATGCGTCATCCCCCGTATTCACATATTTAAGTACAAACCAAGATAACATGGATTCGTTGTAGAAATCTAAGTGTATTTGGTCGGCATAACTAAACCTAGTACTATCTTCGTGCCATGGAACTAATGCCTTATGATGTCTAACAGTAAATCCAAGTTCTCGTTTGAGCCTCCAAGAAATAGCAAAAATTTGATCTCCAAAATCTTTTTTGACTTGATCTCTAACAAAGGTCCACTCGTACGGATCTTCAAAAATAATTAAATTGCGTTTAATTTGTATCTTCAACAGGTAATCCTTTAATAGTTTCTATGGCTTTTCGAGCGTACTTTTTGATATGTTCTTCTTTGCTCATACGTTCGATATCTTCTAACGCAGTCATCATAATTTCTGATTCCTCGGCCATCTTATAAACTCTGTTTCTAAGGTTACTAGAATCAATCCAAGATCCAATAGCACTAACTAGACGAGCAATAAAATAACTCCAGTCAATCATTTGATCCACACCAATGCAAACGCTGTGGCTTCGGCAGGATCTGCAAAATAAAAACATCCATCGAGGTATTGTACATCTTTTTTACAATACTCTTCGGTCCATTCTACTTCTGGACTACGATTTTCGCCAGCGTATTCAAATCTAGCAGGACGATACTTAATCTTACCCCACCCACGGGTTTCAACTAAGTTATCCAACATTGGCTGGCTATATTTTTTGTTAAATCTCATTTGCTACTATGCTTTAACATAAAAAGAAGATATTTTTGCTCATCGGTAATATCATTTTCCAAACTCATTTCACCATTAGGTGTTAATTTTAATTTAACCCCGTAGTTTTGATCAAGCCAAGAATAAAACTCAATCTGTGGATGAGTAGTAGTATCAAACTCTCTTTTTGCGGATATAATTTGAAGCCAAATAGTTTTACTATCTCCTATGATAGTATTTAATCTTGCGGCTGTATTAGAATAAAGGTTATTGTTTGTCATCAGGCCAAGGACTTGGCGCCCATCCTAATTTTAATAAATCTTCGGCCACTTCATCTGTAACAGTACCTTCGGGAACATGTTTCTTAGCCAACATAGTTTGTTCGCCTTCTTCTCCGTTATATGTAGCCAGCCCGCCTATACCTGAGCAATACCAATTTAAATAGTCACCGTGTCCTTGTAATTCAGCTACGATACCACCGGCACTACGCCAAGAACAAGTCCAGTACTCATCTTTAAGTACAGGCCAAACATCTTGCGATTGCCAACGCATATTACACAATGCGGCATAGATATTTTGGGCATAGCGATCTTCTTTAATTTTTTCCATAAACCAGGAAGAATTTTTCATATCCTCCTGTAAGTCTCTATCCATCATGGCCCCCACTTCATTAAAAAGTTAATACGATCAAAATCATTATTAAACCGGATAGTCATACCTTCAATATGATCGACACCTTGCGGCAATGTTTCATTCATCCAATTAAGTATTTCTCGTTCGTTTTCTATCCAGTACATATGATCCAAGACCATTAGCCCCGGTGATCCACTCATAGGGTTAATAGTTAATTGAAATCTATTAGACTTTAATTGAGCTGGAGTGCCCGGGCGACAAATCATCCCACTAAATTCCTAGCTCTAAGTTTTACCATGACAAATTCTCGTGCGTCAATTCGCCCATAACTGGTATCATTAGGCGGCGCTTTGACCAGTGTAACTCCATTGGCATTTTCTAACCATACTCGGGTGCTGACATTTACTGCTTGATTATGTACAAGATGATTTAGACTGCCACCTTGTGCTGGACTACAATGAGCTTGGTAATAGTAGCCGCCACCTGGTCGACCAAGTACACTAGTACCTTCGGGAACTTCGTAGTAGTAATTCATAATGACTCACCGTACTTAATTTTAAACCAAGCAACTTCTTTTTCGCCTTTTAAATAAACTACATTACTGGTTAACCTAATTATAAATGCCCAATGCTCATTAGCAGGATTATCGTCATCTAATATATCGCTATAGCCATAAGTAACCGATAACCATTGTCTTACACGATGAAAATCAAGCATCATGGGTATTTTAATATTATATTTAAAATGCTCATTATTAATAGGATTCAAATCATAAATCAACGGTACTAACTCCATTTAATTCAAAATCACCTTCTGCTGGGCAAAAGATCCAATCATCTTGTTTATACGCATAGGCAATATAGTTAAGTTCTTTAAATATTTGCCGAACACGATTTTGATCTGTTTTCATTATTTCCACAAAGCAAACAGGCCTGTGTTTGGCTAATAGTTGCCTGGCGCCTTCTAATGCCAAATGCTCCATACCTTCTACATCCATCTTGATAAAATCAACAGCTTCTTCAAAGTCGTCTAGAGTACAGGTTACTACGGATTCGGTATTAGGTTTAATCATATTTTGATTATCACTGTGTTCAGCTTTGATCAACTCCACACCGCCAAAATTATTAACAGTATTATAATCAGGTAATGCTATGTCGATAGTTTCATCGGGCCTATCACTTACAGCAAGATATTCACAGATAATATTGTCTAGCCCATTTATAGCAACATTGCCACAAAGCATATAGTATATTTGTCTTTGTGCTTCAAATGATCTAATAGAGATACGATTGCCATATTTCTTAGCCAATGCTATACTATGGGTACCAATGTTAGCCCCAACATCGTATAATACCATTTTAGGTTTATTGTCTAGTATGATATCACAAAAACTGGCAATTAAGTCAATGTCATCTTGTGCCCATGCTCCTAGCTGTCGTATGGACTGGCCAATATATTGATCATTTTCATTAACAATCATTGGCCCATGTATGGAGTTTACAATAATATTAGGTATAGTCATAAGTTATAAGTTATAAAAGGTAGGAGGGCGGTGCGAACACAGCCCTGTGTACAACTACTACACCACCCTCCTGTGAGCTATTATGCCGAAGCTGACAGAATATACTTGCCGTACTTCTTATGGAACTCATCAAAGTTCTTCAACTTAGTTGGTTGGAATGGAAGATTGTACACAGTTAACGCAATACGAGCACCCATGACCACTAACTCAGTTTCAAAGTTTTTCATCATGTAGGCAAAGAAGTAATCTGACATAGTGTGGAAATCTTTGTCGGATACTTTCTTCTCCACGGCATCTTTAAGTTCATAGCACATACTGATAACCAAAGAGTACATAGCTGAAACTTCTTTGACATCCAAGGTAGTTACTTTACCAGACAAAATTTCTTCTGGCTTAGGCATACGACCCGAAATCTTACGGTGGCCATTAAATTTAATAGCCAAGCCTTCACCGATTGTACCAGAGATTAAATTGGTAATTGTTTCTTCATCACCGTCATCGTCTGACAAAATTTCGCTTACAAAGGACCAACTACGGGGAGTAGCAAAAGCACGACTAGAACTTTTTGGATCAAAGTCGTATAAGTCTTGTTTATTAGAGCCTAAGTAACCGATAATATCTTTGTGAATATTATGAGTAACTGCCCAATCTTGCCAAGAAGCAAAGTCTACTTTCATCTCTTGGTGAATAAAACGATTAGCCAGTGGAGTAGGCATACGATATGTAACACCTTTGTCCGACTCACGATTGCCAGCGGCAACCATTACAACATTGTCTGGCAGTTTATATTTGCCAATACGACGATTCAAAATTAGCTGATAAGCCGCCGCCTGTACACTAGGAGCCGCACTATTCATCTCGTCCATAAACAATACTACGATTGGATACTGACTAGCTAGTTCTTCATCTGGCAAATCAATTGGCTCTGCCCAATCCATTTTACCGACTTCTTTATTATAAAACGGGATACCACGAATGTCTGTGGGCTCCATTTGACCTAAGCGAAGGTCAATCATATAACCGCCTAGTTCTTTGGCAATGTCGGCTACTAATTCTGACTTACCAATTCCTGGAGGGCCCCATAAAAATAATGGACGCTTATGATTAAAAGCCTTGAGTAAACTACGTTTGGCTTGTACAGTGGTGACTTGTCTTGTTTCTGACATGGGCTGTGTTTCCTTTTAAAGTTAAACTATAATAAAAATACTACTATAAGTGCTATTATACGATTAAATCAATTCTTTGTCAACTACCTTAGTTGCATCCATAAAAACCACCAAAGATTGCCGTTCTTTTGGGTTTAATTGCTTAAAATACTTAACCATAAGTTCAATACCCGTAAGCGGATCGGTTTGATTAGCTTCGGCAAAATGATAAATGGTTTCACAGGCTTCTTCTAATTTAATCATAATGTTAGTATAGCTGAATATCAATTCCTAGTCAACTACCTAATAAATATTGGATGTACACCGTAATTGAAGATTGTAGCCCTTACTATATTAGATTCACGCACGATGGTCTTGATAAGATTATCAATATTTGTAAACAAGGCATGAACGGGGTAGATTTGGAAAAAACATTTACTCATTATAAATTCCCTCCAGAAATTCGTCAAGAGATATTAGCTATTACACCATTGTCGCAGAGTCTAGCTCTACAACAGAATAGGGCATCTATGTTTGTTACTAAAGGCGGCAGATATTACCGCGCACACAAAGATGGTTGTGATAATAGGATAAGTTTAAATTATACCGTAGAAATTTTAGATGATAAATGCGTAACTAATTGGTACAGTGATAATGATTTGTCTAACTACCCTATTACAGGGCTTAATTGGGAAAATGCGTCTAGAGAAGCTGTCGGATTTGATAAAACTAAACATACTCCAGTTAAATCGATGACGGCTAAACCTAACGAATGTATTTTATTTAATACGGATATCTGGCATGATTTTGATAATAGACAATCCACTAATCGACGAATGGTACTAACACTACGAATAACCAATCCTGCATCTTTTTATTTCAATGACGCTAAAAAAACATTATTTGGATTATAATTAACGACCTCGTCCAGCACTACGAGTAGGCGGTTTTTTAGCCGGGCCAGCTGAAGGTTTAACTTTAGATTTTTTTTCTACCGTAGCGCCAGCATCACTGCCGTCTACGTGAGTCTTGCCTTGTTTCTTTGCCAATGCTTTGGCTAGTGTGTCTGATAATTTTGACATTTCTCTTTCCTTTTTCTTAGCGTCTAACTTTTTCATTAACTTTTTCCATTCGGCTTTAGTTAATTGCTTACCCCAATTGGTATCAGTTGTTATTGGGGCCATTGGGCGACTTATTGGTCTACCCGGGTCTATATTTTTCTTAGTTGTCATATATTTTTGGCTCCGGTCCCTGGAATCGAACCAGGCTTCATGGATTAATAGTCCACCGCCTACACCGTGTTTGCTTGACCGGAATAATACTGGTATGCCCCCACCATGATTCGAACACGGGACAACCGGTTTACAAAACCGGTGCTCTACCAACTGAGCTATAAGGGCACAGATTTACTACTTTACAGCAACGACTCCACCACTGCGGCTTCTGCTGCAGATACTTCAACTGCTTTGACGAATCCTGGTCGACTTTTTAATTCATTAATTCTACGATGAATTTTAGCGACATTTTTTTTACGGGCATTAGATAATAATTTTTCTAATTGGCTAATATTTAACGGACCCAATCGCTCTTTACCGTTCTTGGTACGCATTGGATCTGATTTATGAGATTTTTGATTTCCACCTTTGGTTGCCATGTGTATTCCTTTGTTGTAATTTTACTTATTAATGGTCATATACCGGGCAAAAATTCTTGGCGGAGAGCTAGGGATTCGAACCCCAGATGGACTGTTTAGATCCATGCCCGCTTAGTAGGCGGGTGCCTTCGACCGCTCGGCCAGCTCTCCGTAATACTTTTTTACTTGTAACGCTTTGGTGGCGCTGTAGATTTTAACAAATATTCGCCAGCATCAATCTCGCCAGCTTCAATTTCCAATAATACTGTGACTAGGTCGCCGTATGTTGATGGAACTCGTTTAGCATGACCTGACCGAAGTTCACGGATACGAGCCGCACCAATCGCAATTAGTTCGTAGCGTCCAACTACTTTGGCTGCCGCTTCCGAAGTGCGGCCTACTGTACTAGTTGGATCATATTTAGATTGGACTAAGCGTGGAACAATTTTATCGCCAGTTGGCGATTGAGCTACTAGTTTCATATTATACCTTTATGGTTGGTTATCTTGCTAAAATTTGTGCGTTACGGAAGGCTTTATTAATTTCGTGTGTTTTTTTCTTGCTGGCCATGATCTGGCGACTTGCTTCTGCTCGTTTTTCTGTTTTACTCCATTGACCAGCTAAGGTGCGTTGTAAATCGGTAGCAGTTTGTTGTTTTGGTGTTTTTGCCATAATGATTCCTTTCAAGTTACATATATTATACTATAAAAATTAATATTAGTCAAGTTTTTTATCTTTTACCATGAAAATATTTATAATAAATATTTCTATGGAACTACATAAACCAGTAACTTGGATTGATCCTCCGATAGATAAAATTTTAAAATTAATTGATCCTCCAGATATTCCTAATCCAAAAATAGGATTTGTGGGAAGATTAGACGAGCATATCCAGCAACAAATTTTTGAATTACTACGAGTAGATAAATCAACCTATGATGGGCATAACATATTATTAGTATATTTCCTGCCAAATTCATCAATTGTTATTCATTCGGATAATCGTAAAGATATGCCAGCAGATTTACTTATAAATCAAACTCTTATGTTACCTTTGAAAAATTGCGATAAATTAAAATGGTTTTGGCACAAAGTTGTTAACCCAGATGCTATATTTAACTACAGTGAAAAGAAAAAATTTAACGCAGTACCTAGTATAAAATTAAAAGATACTAGACCATTGCAAGATATCTTTTGTACAACACCGTTTATATCTAATGTGGCTCAGTGGCATAATCTTACCAATACTAGTGACGAAGTGGCTATAGGTATAAGTATTAGATTATTACCGTGGAGTAACCGAACTGATTTCTCGCTTCCCCCGATACCTAATATAACTTATCATGATAAATGAATATTGTGTAGATCTTAACTTAGGGTTGCCTCTTTTTAACACTAACTTATCGGTAATAGAGTTTTTAAACATAAATCAACCCGCGAACGAGTTACTATGCAAGAATCACTTGAAATTTTTAAAGATTATATATTATGAAATATACACAGCCAATTACTATATCTAACTGGAAAATTATACAAGATAAGTTCAAAGATAAAGAATTAATTGCTCATAATAAACGGAGCATAGTATTATCTGCCGATGAAAGAAATTGGATAGCAGAACAGATTTTATCCGATGTCAACGCATTTACTAAATTAGAACATAAAGTTGCTAACGCAATAATTTTTATTCAGCCGCCTAAGTTAAGAGGAATAATTCATGTTGATGGAATAAAACCTAATAGGGAAGGTCACCCAAACTGGGCTGTAAATATTCCTATTACATCAAGCGATGCTGAAATGTTTTGGTATGACGGCGCCTATACTTTAAAAACAGAAGATAATCGTGGGCTAGCATATTTAGATATAATTTGGCATCACGGTCCTAATCTAGCAAAAATTGTTAAAGTTGATTGCCCGATGGTTGTAGACATTGATACTCCACATAGCGTAACAAATTTTTCTAATCACACTAGAATGATTCTTAGTGTACGCTTTACACCAGATTTATCTATACACAAATGAATAAGTTATATAAAGAATTATTAAACAAATACGATTTTTGGTTAAATGAATATTAATATTACAAAATATCCAGTAGTTATATTTGCTAGTCCCAGAACAGGAAGTAACGCAATTGGTTATCATATTGCAAATTCTAATCCAGGTGTGTTGTACTATAGCGAGCCAGCGCCAGATTTTCAACTAGAACAATTTATTGAACAATCTAAAAATAAACATGTTTTAAAAATAATAGTAGATCACATACCTACCTATCCAGCAACTCTTACAGAGTATATTTTTGCTGATCAAAATTTTAAAATTAAACTCAGTCGCAAAGATATAGTTGAACAAATAGCTAGCTACTACATTGCACTAATAAGAAATGTTTGGGTGTATTGGGGAGAAAACAGGAATAACTTATCACAGTTTGAAAAATCTATAACAGAGTTTCAGTCAAATGATCTTATTATGTTAGATGAAGAGAAGATTAATATTTGTATAAAGCATATATTAGAGTCTAATAAGATAGTAGAGAGTATTACTACAGATCTTGAATTATGTTATGAAGATATTATTCAATTTAATTCAAAGACCAAACCAACTCCTAGGCCTGCTAATTATCGAGATCTTGTTAATATAATAACAAAATTTATATAGTTCCTGGATCAGACAATCCTAACTGCTTGAATCCCCAAGCTCGTTCGTTACATCCGTTACAGTAGTTACATCTGCCTATTTCTTGTACAGAGCAACTATGTGTAATATAAAATAATGTTTCTTGATTAAGTTTGCTTATTAAATCTATGATATGACTTTTATTAAGAGTTTTAAAAGGAGTTTTAAATTTTTTAGTTTCTTGTGAAGGTATAGGTTGCCACCCAACCATATGTTGCGGTAGTTGTTCAATTACTCCAGCATAGACTAAATCAAATTGGTTAGCAAGAGCTTGTTCAATTCCAGATTTTACTTGTTCTTCTTCGGGTAGCGTATTGTCTCCCATAATTAATGGATCTAATTGGGGTAATTTAAAATGTCCGTGGATATGGCCTGCTACAATTTTACTACAGTATTTTGATCCTTCTTTACGCATAACAGAGATAGGTATAATTTCGTGAAAGTTTCCACGCAAGTTATTTTCTATTAATAACAAATAGTATAGTATAGCACTATCTAATCCGCCACTAACAAATATACCTATTCGAGATTTTTGTTTAGGGAGAGTAATAGAGATAGTACGCTTATCATTTTCTGGACCACAGATTATATTCATTGTAGTATATTATCTAACAAAGTTTGATCAATATCTTCGTAATATTGATAATACAGATGGATTCTTATAGAATCTTTAGGGATTATGACTTGGTGTTTAGTTTTTCCAGTTTCTATCAATACTGGTACTCCATCGGCTGGTTGATGTATATACTGAGTTAGCCCGGCTTCGTTTTCAAATCTCCATTTTACACCAAGACTAGTATTTAGTGCTATGTGTAATCTATAAGGCGTGTGCTGATCTGTATGAAGATCTCCTGCGGGGAAATCTTCTATTAGGCCATAGGTATTCATATAACTTGCTCTAGCTCGATAATTTTTAACTTGTAATAAATTAGCAAAGCGATCACCTAATTCTTTCATATAACTATTTTCCAGTAATTTAGGCCAATATATTAATTCCTGATCGATCTCCCCATCAGGATACTTCATCACCATTGAATCTTTTGACAACAAATAAGCGGCACCGGTATATTTAAGAAAATCACAATTAAGATCATCTACATATTTTTTTGCTGTGGTAAAACTTGCACTAGTAGCTCTAGACGATAGGTTTGGATGCCAGTAATAAAGCATCTCCGAATATAATCGATTAATATCTACTTTAATATTGGGCAGTGGGCTAAAAATTTTACGCATATAATATTTAGCCCACTACATCGTTGGACCGTTTCCATTTTGAAATCCAACTACACCACCTTCGGCTTCAATGCGTTTGATAACATCTTCAAAAAGGATAGGAGCGAAGTCCGGGGTCTGTTCTACGCATACGCAATGGTAGCGGACATCGTTCTCATTACTGTAAAGAAGTTCACCGGTCTTAACATTAACGCTACGAATTTTCTTTACGCGATTAGCGTGAAGGTGTCCGTGAATGTTAACACCAAAGCGTCCAAGGCTTTCCGTATGAAGAGGAATATGACTAAGAATCATTCCGTTCATAACATGGTATCCACGAAGACTACGGAAGTAAGGAGTATAGTCTTCGTCCTTAAAAATATCATGGTTACCACGGATCAGAACTTTATCACCGTTGAGCCTATTTAATATAGGCAAGGCCTTACGATTAATAACAACATCGCCTAAGTGGTAAACTTTATCGTTTGGCCGTACTCGCTCGTTCCATGCCTTGATCATGGCTTCATCCATTTCCTCGGCATTGTCCCACGGGCGAAGTTTTGTCACGCCATCATTGCGAGTGAAGCGACATACACCTGCGTGACCAAAGTGCGTATCACTAACTAAAAATACTGCTGGCATATCGTGCTCCTTTCTAAATTAATAAAAAATTGTACTACAAATGAAAAAGGTTTAGAGTATTATCCCCAAACCTTTTCATATTTCTTCAGCGCCTTTAATCTGGCTACAGCTAATCTAATTTTAATATCATCAGTTAAGTCAATGTCGTTATCAATAACATCAACTTTAATAAGTTCAGGACGACAACGTCCTACATGGATATCCGGAGTATCCTCGTAGTAGTCATCGTCTGAATCTTCAAATTTAAAATTACTTAGAAGCTGGAGTCGCTGTTTTTGTTTCTTTGACAGCAGGCGCGGCGCTTTTGGAAGGCTGTGCGTCCTTTTTCTCTACCTTAGCTGGTGCGGCTGGCGCTTTAGGTGCGTCTGCAGCAACTGCTGATAATGCGAATACACTTGCTACGATTGCGATTAATTGTTTCATTTTGAATTTCCTTTAAGGTTAAGTATGCTGGGATGACTACAAGGCCCGCTACGACGTTTATCACAGTTAGGACATTTCATTCGCAAATATGAATCTTGCGTAGAGTATCCTACTTTAGGATCTTTGTAATTGGGTTTTGTAGTTGTTAACATAATGCCTCCTAGCATACTATATTAACGCTTGAAGTTTACATTAAGTTGACAACAATCTTACCAAAATTACATAGTTTGGGGTAACTGATGGGACTCGAACCCACAACGACAGGAATCACAATCCTGGATTCTACCATTGAACTACAGTTACCATTGATTGGAGCGGGTAGAGAGAATCGAACTCTCAACTAAACCTTGGCAAGGTCTCGGGTTACCATTACACCATACCCGCATTTTTACTCTCTAATAATTCTAAATTAAAACTTAATGTAATACGTTCATTATCACTAATATGTGTAGCTACAGAATGCTCTAACTTAGCAGGGAAAATTATAATTTCTTGTTCTTTACCAGCATAGCTTACACCGTTTTCAAAAATAGTTGGACATTTATCAATATTAGAATAATAAATTACGCCTGACAATGCTCCACTATGATAATGTTGCGGATTACTATCGCCTTTAGTCGTAAAATTAATCCAACAATCGTATCCGTCGTAATGATTATGGTTTGATCTTAATCTTACCGGTTTTACATAAGTATTATTAATATTATATTCTTTTAAATAATATTCACCTAACTTAATCATATATGGAAATAAAAATGATTGCTCTAATAGATGTCTTGGAACTGATATCTGATATGAATTTTTACCTTTATTTACATGATTATACAAGTGACCCAATGGATGGTCTTTAATTTTCCTACAATGCTCAACAAATTGAGCTATTTCCGAAAAAATTTCATCAGGCAATTTGCCAGCAAATAGTATTTTGTCTCCTGGTAAAAAATTAAAATCTTCAAACATAATAGTGACCTTTAAATAATGGAGCGGAGTGAGAGAATCGAACTCTTTTCCTTAAACTATGCTAAATAATAGTATGAAAACTGCTATTTGTCAACATTGTTCTAACCTATTTAATATAACTCCAGGATCATATGGAAAATTCTGTTCCTTATCATGCGGAACTACTTTTAGAAATAAAACCAATTTAGAAAAATCTAAAATCAAATATAGCCTCAATCCTGTTAAATGTAAATGTTGTCAAACACCCCTCAAGTTTAATAAAAGAAAAAATAAATATTGCTCAAATAGTTGTGCGTCTAAAATTACAAATAGTATTTCTCGAAAAAGAGGACCCACTGCTACAGAAAAATTTCCGTATTCTAAAATAAAATTTATATTATGCAAACATACTAATCGATATTATTCTAATAAAAATCCAGACGGCACTATTCGTAAATCTTCACCATATATCAAAACTATTAAAGAGCAATATTATGCTTCTGCTAGATTTAGATTTAATGTATATCACTATCCAGGAGAATTTGACCTGTCACTAATAGAACAACATGGATGGTATACTTGCCCAGGATTAAAAAGAAAAGGACACCCTAAAAATGTTTTAGGAGTTAGTCGAGATCATATTATATCTGTTAGTTACGGATTTGCTAATAATATTGATCCAAAAATTATTTCTCATCCTGCTAATTGCCGAATAATGTTACATTCAAAAAATAAAATTAAACACAGCAAATGCGACCTAACTATTGAACAATTATTAGAAAAAATTCATATCTGGAATCAAAAACATACCGAGCGGGTGACAGGGATTGAACCTGCGACGAACAGCTTGGAAGGCTGACACTCTACCACTGAGTTACACCCGCTCGCTATGCTCTCAATACCATTAAACTAACCTCGCATTAAAACTTTGACTCCTGGTAGGAATGGGCGGGATCGAACCGCCATGCCTTACGGCGCAAGATTTTAAGTCTTGTGAGTATACCTGTTTCTCCACATTCCCATTAAAATTCGTTTGCTACTCGTAACCCTTTCATCCTATCTGCCGCATAAGTTGCTGCGAATGCGCGAGGTTTAACAAGTGGTTCAACATTACAAGTGCCTCGTATATATCCTATTGCCTGCGCCACCACATTAGAACTTGTGTGATTTTCGTCTGGATTAATATCTAAGTGTACTTCTACTGCTCTATTTTCTAAGACTTCAGCAAGTTTTAAGTATAGCTCACTAACCTTAAACACTTCCATCATTAGTCTAGTATTAGGCTTGTCTACTCTATCATAATCTCGTTCGCGAGTTACTTCGCCAAATAACTTACATCCGTGCTTGCCATCGATGTGTACTACAATGGCCGCAGTATAATCAGCATACCAAACTTTATCTCTTTTAATTCGCTCAGAGTCTACACCAATATAAATCCTAGTATCAGGACCCTGTCGGTCAACAAATTCTTTGATTTGAGGTATGTTAAATTTCATTAATATCTTTCAAATTTATTTGGCGAATCCCCAGAGATTCGAACTCCGACGATCGGTTTTGGAGACCGACATGCTACCGTTGACATCAGGGACTCGTATTATTATTTAATGTTTGGCGCTCCCAGCCGGATTCGAACCGGCGTACCCGCCGTGAAAGGGCGGTGTCCTAGGCCTCTAGACGATGGGAGCGAAGTGCCCGGCTACTCATTGTCGTAGAGCCCCGGGCTTGAGTTATCACTGTTAGTTGTATCCGCTACAACCTGCGTGGAGATTTTTGTCTAACCTACCTAACCCTGACTGCTATGGCGAGTCAGCAACCCCTAGTTTCAACCCCTAGGTCGGGCGACATTCTTGGCGGTCTGGACGAGACTCGAACTCGCAACTTCCGCCGTGACAGGGCGGTGCTCTAACCAATTGAACTACCAAACCGTGTTTGGTTGCGGGATCTTTGATTACACCAAGAAATAAGGCGAGACCCTCGAGATATTATATCTCTATCCCGCGATAGATATATTACTATATTTCGCTAGTCATTAATAAATGCAATCTAGCTTCATTTGAATCGTTAATAAAAGTATGTTTTAATTTAGTTGGGTCTACATACCACGCCCTTCCGTCAGCTGGCATAGTTACTTTGATGAATTCTTCTTTATTTTTAAATACCCAATAACATTTGTTGTTGGTTACAATGGGTATATGGTATCTATTAGCTGTATGTGGATCAGTATGGAATTGATATAATGATCCGGCGCCTCGCCACGACAGTTGAGTTCTACCTTGAAATGGTTTGCCATGAATTCTAAGTATATCATTAAACACTTGAGCTAAATATAATCCCTCTAACTCGGCTAGTACTGTAACAAAGTCACCTTCGTTTACACCTTCTTTTTTAACCAAATCATGTGTGCCTGTATGAGCCTTCCACCTTGCATCGCCTGTTAAGTGCGGCAAATGTGTTAAATTTATTGCGAATGCTTTTTGTTTTTTGAGTATACTATCGACTACGATAAGACTTAATCCTAATCTTTGTAATAAAATTACTACACTTTCATACAACTTAGGTATATCAATTTTAGTATCAACGGGAAAACAATGTAAAGGGATATTATCAGTATAACGCATAGATATATTTATTAAATATGGAGGGACGGGTGAGATTTGAACTCACGGTTTTAGGGATTTGCAGTCCCTTGCGTTGGGCCACTCCGCCACCGTCCCATTATTATATATAGTAAAGCGCACTAGCCACTTATGATGTTTGCTTCCGATAACTCGGATCGTCCAATGCGCTTTACTATACACTGATTTTTCGCTCCACACAAGGAGTTTCATCTTAGTGCCCGCCCATTCGGTCCATGTTTTACGTGCAGACCAGGATCTCGTTTCCCATAACACATTATACTACAATTCAACTACTTTGTCTAGTCCTTAATTGGGTAGATTGGTGCTTGTACCGATTTATAATATTGAGCAGCACGATTAAATTTTTCTTCGATCAGCCTGCGTTTTTCTTCTGGCGTCAAAATGTTCGAATAAGCCTGCTCGATAATACGATCATTCAATTTGGTATAATCTATCATCTTTCTTTCCTTTTCAAAATAAAAAAACCCTGGAGTGTTTAGTTCCAGGGTCTTGGTTAAAAATATATTAATACAATATTAACTAAGACCCTTTGCTTCTAGTACATTAATCATGCCGCAATCCACTGCCCAATAGGCTAGCCCGCCTTGTGTTGGCTGTAATAATGAAGAATGAATAATGTTTTTCATAGTATTGTATATTGTAAGGTATTTATGTTTGTTTGTCAACCTTTGTTTGTACTAATGGTTCCATTTTAGTAAAAACAGCGTACTATCAGTGTCACGGGCAAAACTCACACCGCATAAATCAGTTTGATCCAAAGTCCACATAGTCCAAGTCCACCGGACATAGTGCCTACCAACTGCGGATTCAAGCCAGGATTTCATCGTATCAACTGCGGCAACCCAATCTAGATTCCCGTTGGTTTCTATGATAGGCCATGGTGCTACAGCCCTATAAGGAAGCTCGGGATACTTGTCCCAAAGTGCTCGCATGATACAACTATTTAAGAACTAAATCATATCATTATAGCGATACTAAATGGTCAATAAAAAAGGACCCTAGGGTCCTTTTTATTAAACTCGTAAAATTTAGAACGAGTACTTAACACCTGCGGTTACGATGTTACCATCGTAGGCCTTAGTAATGTTATTACCTTTTTGGTAAGCATAATCAGCAACCAAATTTACATTTTTCACTACTTGATAAGCTACACCAGCGCCAACAAATCCGGCACCGCCATTGCCTACACCTGGCTTTTGAGTATCAATAAATGCAGCGCCAGCACGAACATTAGTTTGTACAGGACCTAATTTAACGACATCGTAGCTTACTGATGTAGTGTAACGATTTACATCAATAGGACCAATTGTACTGCGATCAAATGTTCCTTGAACGCCAAATTTGCCAAATGACTGACCAACGGAAACACCTACAGCGTCTTGCTTAGAGCCCATGTTGCGGCCACCGAAAACGCCAACATCAGTTGCAAACGCAAAAGTTGTTGATGCTAATAATGCTACTGCTAATAGTACTTTTTTCATTCTAATATTTCCTTTATGTTTGTAATACTGAACTAATATTTATTGCGTTTTTGTCTTAGACAGCAAAAAATTACTAGATTTTGGTTGATTATGACAAAAAGAAACCCGCCGAAGCGGGTTCTGGTGGTTTCTGTTACGAGGCATTTCCTGCCCTAAGCAGTGATTAAACTGCTAATGATTGGCCTTTAGCTGCTAAAGTGCGGAACTTGATGTTCTTAGCTGAAACAGTTACTTCGCCAGTAGATGCTTTTGCATTTACGAGATTTGCTTGATTAACGGTCATCGCCTACCGTGTTGCCTCTTTCATTATCTCACCATGTCGAAACCGGTCGGACCCACTAAAGCATACTCGGGCTACACCCTTGCTACCAATAACTTGGTTCGGAGTATGCTTTGGTGGATCCGGGGAGAATCGAACTCCCGTCCACAGCGCCTTCCTTACGGAGGAATTACAACAATTCTTTACTGATTATCTTTATAATAATCTTTTAATACTACTAGAGCATATAATAAAATTGCTACGCAAACTAATAAACCTACCATAGCCATTTTAGTTATATCCTTTTACAGCCTTGCCGTCAATCTTTGGATTACCTTTTGCGTGTACTTCTTGAAACTTATTACGATCACGCTCGTCGGGCAACGGACCACATCCTAAACGATCCCACTCTTTTTCAGAGTAAAAAAACTTATCAACGGGTTTTTTGTTCTGTTCCATAAAGTTATTTAGTTCTGGTGGGCCAACTAGGAATTGAACCTAGACTCAATCGATTATGAGTCGATTGCTTTACCATTAAGCTATTGGCCCTATATTGTTAATATAACACCTTTAATTATAATTGTCAAGAAACTTTTCTAAATCACCATATAAATTGGCTAACACCGCTTCTTTACTATCAAAAAATACCACAGCTTTTGGCACGCCTTTTGTGGCTACAATATAATAAGGCATTTGTAATTTTCGATCCAATGCCAATATCATATGTTGATTAAATGCTACAGGATCTTTTATTTTATATTCGTAAAATTCTAAATCAAGATCTCCAGCTAGAGCAAGCCAGCCAGTAGAAGTTAATCGTAGTCCGCCTGTTGGCCTAACATTATGCCACCACGATACTCTTGCGGACTCTACACTAATTCGTCGT